TAATATAGCAAAGCCTGGTGCATCTATAGATTCAATGGTTCGTGCCATTTTGGCATTTAGAAAACACTATAATCCAGATGTAGTGGTTGGTTTGCTTCCGCCGAGATGGCGAATAGAATTGTTTTGTGATCCAGGAGAGATTAAAGATCTTGTGTATCAATCAGCAAATTTGCAGAAGTTATTTCGTCTTGCAAATTCATCTGAGGCTGCAAAAGAAACATTACGTAAGTATGAAGAGTTTTTTCTCGGTGATCCTTTCTTAGACGCATATCGTCTGTCAAAAAATTTAGCTATGTTTGACATGTATAGAGAAATAACTGGTTGCGAAATGATATTGTCTTCATGGCAAAATTATAAAGAGCTATTTAAACATGTAGGTGATGATTATAGTCATTTGTTTACTCCTTTTTGGATGGACCCTGATATAACTTGGCCAGTAAAAATTATAGGAAAAACAAGCAAATATGCTTTGGATGGTATGCATCCAGGACCAGCTCATAATGAAGCTTTTGCTCATCTAATGTACCCATTAGTAAAAGCTGCTGTTGAAAAACGAATAGAGAAAAATAGATTAGAGTGAATGTATATCCAAACATAAATAATTCATACTAATCATCAAGAATAAAACACATATCTATATTATGAGCAATCAGCAAAGAATCACAAAACTTAAAGAAAAAATCGAGCAGATTAATGCTGTCAGCCCAACATTTTGCTTAGCAAAATGGAAACAAACAACAACAACGTTGTACAACGGCATGACACATTCATGTCACCATCCCTCACCGCATAAAATTCAAGTTGAGGATATCAAGAATAACCCACGTGGCTTACATAATACACCTATCAAAATTGCTGCCCGTCAAGACATGTTAAATGGCATTCAAACAAAAGAATGTGACTATTGCTGGAATATTGAAAATCTAGGGCAACAACATTTTTCTGATAGGCATTACAAAAGCGCGTCTGAAAACATGGGTATCTGGCAAACTCTTGAAGAGGTAAAAGCATCAGGCCTTGGAGAAAATATTGACCCGGCATACATGGAAATTGCTTTTGAAAATACATGTAATTTTAAGTGCGCATACTGTTCTCCAGCCGTAAGTTCTCGTTGGATGGAAGAAGTGCAAGCCCATGGTCCATACCAATTACCTCATCATACTCATCACCACTTGGATTGGCTGAAACAAACAGGACAATTTCCTATTCATCATAAAGAATATAACCCATATATTGAGGCATTTTGGAAGTGGTGGCCTGAACTATACCAAAATTTGTACACCTTTCGTATTACAGGTGGTGAACCATTGCTCAGTGAAAACACCTGGAAGATCATTGACTACGTGATCGCTAACCCACGTAAAGACTTTAAGCTTGCTATCAACACGAACATGAACGTGCCTGCTAAGCTGATCGACCGCTTAATTAAAAGTATTAACGAACTTGAATCTAAAATACATGAGATTGACATTTTTACCTCAGCAGAAGGAACAGGAAAACAACAGGAATATTCACGTTTTGGCATGGAATGGGATGTGTTTGTAGCTAACTGCGAAAAATTTCTTGAACAAACACCAGAAAGCGTTCGGCTTCAGTTCATGACAACTGTTAACCTATTTTCATTTTCAACATTTGATAAGTTCTTGCTGTGGATTTCTGATTTACGTGGCAAGTTCAACAAGGACGTTGCATATAGCCGAGTAGGCTTTTCTGTAGCTTATCTTCGTTGGCCTCAGTTCTTATCTTTGACACTTCTATCTTCAGAAGAAAAGGCTGATTTTGCTAGAAGACTACAAGCAGTTATTGACGAGACTAATTCTCGCCCACAGTTGCAGCGCTTTTATATAGAAGAAATTGATATGATTCATCGTCTCATTGACTTCATTAACTCTGTAGAGAATGGCCAACAGATAGAGATTGAAAATTTTGCAGCGTTTGTAGATGAATATGATAAACGTAAAGGAACGAATTTTTTTGAGACGTTTCCAGAGCTTGTTGATTTATACAATCGCGGTAAAATCAGAAAAACTTAATATAACTCTCATAAATAAAATTTTCAACTTGTCTTCAAAACTATGAAAAACCTATTAGATAAAATTAAAGAACTTATATCTCAATGGAAATATAAGAAAGCTAGAAAAAAGCGCTTGGCAGAAATGAAAAAGAAGGATCCATTCATTTATTAATATGAATATTTGGGGCATAAATGCAATGAATCACGATGCTTCAATAAGCGTCGTGGATTCTGATACTGGATCTATCCTTTTTGCGGGACACGCAGAACGTTATAGTAGAATAAAAAATGATCCAAACTTAAATGAAGGGTTGATAGCTGACGCATGTCAGGTTGGTAAACCTGATATTATAGTTTGGTACGAAAACCCATATGGAAGAAAGATACGTAACCTTCTAAGTGGAGATTTTGAATCTTTTTTTACATGGGAATCTCCGCAAAAGTATCTTAAAGCATATGGAATTGACGCACCGGTAAAGTATTCAAATCACCATGCTTCACATGCTGCTGGTGGTTTTTACACATCAGGGTTTAATGATGCTGCCATTCTTGTTGTTGATGCTATAGGAGAAATGTCAACTGCATCTATTTGGCACGCGCGTGGGGAAAAACTTACTAAAAAATGGTCTTTAAATTATCCCCATTCAGTTGGGTTGTTTTACAGCGCCATAACAGATCTAGTAGGTTTGAAGCCAAATGAAGAAGAATACATTCTTATGGGAATGGCCGCGTACTCAAAGCACAACTATATTCTAACTGATTATGTGCTTAACACGTTCTTTAAAGATGACCTATGTCTAAAGCAAAGATTCAATTTTCATCGTGGTGTAAGAGGTGATAGTTTTCTTCAATATGTTGCTTCTACAGAGCAAGGAAAATATGATCTTGCTGGAATGGCACAAGAAATTGTTGAAATGTGCGTTCAACGACTTGTTGATATGACAGAGGATTTTGTGGACTCTGAAAATCTGGTGTATTCTGGTGGAGTTGCGCTAAACTGTGTAGCAAATGAAAAAATACAGCATAATTATAAAAACGTTTGGATTTTGCCTAATCCTGGTGATGCCGGAAATTCGCTTGGAGCCATAGCAAACTACCTTAGAAAACCACTTAAGTGGAATGGACCTTTCTTAGGTTATGAAATTAAAAAAGCACTTGATGTTGATGCTATAGTAGAAGAATTACTAACTACTGGTATTTGTGGCGTCGCACACGGAAGAGCCGAGTTTGGCCCGCGCGCATTTGGTAACAGATCACTTCTTGCAGATCCACGCAGACCGGATATCAAGGATAAAGTAAACAGCATTAAGAGACGTCAAAAATTTAGACCTTTTGCCCCTGCTGTTTTATCTAGGTTCGCTAACGAGTACTTTTATCTTGACGATACTAGCAAAGATGCTAAGTACATGCAATATGCTGTACCAGTAATTGTTGATAATCTACCAGCAATCACACATGCTGATGGAACTGCTAGGGTACAAGTTGTTTCTGATGAAGCCACTACACTTAATCAAATTCTCGAGGCATGGTATGTAAAAACTGGTTGCCCGGTTTTACTAAACACTTCTCTAAACATAAAAGGAGAACCATTAGTGAACACGTGGGAAGATGCTGTTAGATGGCAGAATTGTTACAATGTTAAGGTTTTTTGATAACTCTTGTTACAATTTAACATTATCTGTTACACTTTAACAGTTCACAGCTGGTTCTAGGTGGTGTATAATTACACATCACTCACTAATGTGCTGTTATGTCCTACAAGCTTTTCATTGATGATGAACGCTGGCCTATTGATGATGGAACGACATGGGTGATAGCTCGGTCTTCTGCTGATGCTATCACAGCGGTTGAGTGTCTGGGTGTGCCAGAATATATCAGCTACGATCATGATCTTGGCGGTGATGATACTTCCATCAAGTTTATCTGGTGGTTGATTAACGCGTACTTGGACAAAAAGATCACAACATTTCCAATCAATTATTATGTGCACAGCCAAAACCCAGTTGGCGCGGAAAACATTCGCTCTCTGTTGTTTAGTTTTATCGAATCTGAAGTAAAATAATGTAACTCGACGTGAATTTTTAATTCACAGATGATACAATAGCTTCTAAACTTAAAGTGAGATTAAAATGCTGCACATCTCTAACATCGATGAATTTCGTTCCCATGTAGCGCACAAGGAAGAAATCCGTGAAATGGATATCGGTTTTGATTCCATTTCTTTCTGCTACATGGTCGCTGCTGAAAAAACGTTTGATGATGCGTGGGCACTCGAGTGTCGTGGCATTGTTTTTGATAAAGTTTCTGGTCGTGTGAGTGGTCGACCATTGCACAAATTTTTTAACGTTGGTGAACGAGAATCCACGCTTCCTGAAAATCTTGATTGGTCAAAGGTTGTGCGTGTTATGGATAAGCGTGATGGATCACTAATTCATACGGTGCAGACGGCTCATGGTGTTAGGTTAAAATCTAAGAAGACATTTAGCTCAGCCGTTGCGCTAGCTGCTGAAAAATGGATGCGTGAACAGCCGGGTCAGCACGTCCTATCTTTTGCTAACTTTGTCACTGCTCAAAATTTAACAGCTATCTTTGAATGGACGGCGCCGGATGCTCGCATTGTGCTGTTCTATCCAGAAGCTGAACTACGATTGTTGCATATTCGTCATAATGAAACTGGCGATTATGTTGCTGGGAACATCTTAAAAGAATGGGCTGAAAAATTTAACGTGAATGTTGTTGATGAAGTTGATGAATTCTTTGAAGCCCAAGGTAGTCAGACCACATTCAATCATCGCAAGATGTTGGAAGCAGCGAAGACTCGCGAGGGTATTGAAGGCTGGGTTGTCCAGTTCGAGAATGGTGACATGGTCAAGGTAAAGACCGATTGGTACCTAAAACGCCACCATGCAATGACATTTCTTCGTGAACGAGATATCGCGCAACTAGTTTTGGACGAAAGCTTGGATGACATGAAGTCGCTGCTGGTTTCAGAAGGCGTCAACATTAATGAAATTCTTGAGATTGAAGAGCGTGTTCTTCATGACCTACGCGAAATTGCGTTGACTGTTGACATGATCTATAGTGAAGATAAGGACTTGCCACGAAAAGATTTTGCGATCAAGCACAGCTCACACAAGTACTTTGGTATGCTGATGGCAAAGTACAGTGGTAAAGAGCCTTCGTTTAAGGACTACTTCGCGCGCAATGTGTTGAAGAACAACTACAGTCTGCGTCAGTTAGTTCTTGTTCCTTCAGTTGCTGAAGGTGATTAACTAACTGAAGCTAAATAACTTCCAGTTTTCTACATTTCAGGTCAAGCACTTAAGGAGCATGCATAAACTCAAGATGTACATTTTTGTCGAAAAAGAGTATAATCATACTATGACTGGACAGGCTGCTATGAAAAACACTCAAAACGTAGTACCAAGATTGCTGATGAATCTTTCATCTAATGAAAGAACTATGAAAAATGATTTGAAATCAAAATCTAACGGAACTAAACACAATAATAGAAAGAACAAACAAGTGATACCAGCGTTGTTCAAGCCATTTGTCTGTAACCATAATCTAGGGTGCTAAATGTTCAACATTGAAAAAATTCAAAACAACAACGTGAAAGCGTTAGCTGAACTATGCGTTGTCCAACACAGCAATTCTGGGACGTCTATGGCTAATGAATTCGACTTGGAAAAATTTGCGATGCTTATCGTGAGTGAGTGTATTAAGTCCATTGAAACGTATGAAATTCCAGTAGGCAACAGCCCAGCTGGGGAAATGGCGTTTGAATGGACATATGATGCTCTAGCACAAATTCGAGATGACATTAATGAAAAATTTATGGTGAATAAATGAGTGAGCTTGCTATTATTGGAATTATGCTTTTTGCATGGTTTCAGGGGTTAATTGTCGGTTACATCATGTGGGGCCCTGATTCTGAATTCAAGCGGGGCTTCATTGATGGAATTACTCTTAAATTTATTTGGAAACGGTTGGTCAAATGATTCAAATTGTCTTTCCTGAAAAATGGCAGTGCGAAATTGCTGATATGCTTTGGGCTGCTGAATCGTATGACGAAGTTCAATCAATCATTGAAACATATGGTGTTGAGGCAGAAGTTGTTTATGAAATGATCATCGCTGCTACACTTGATGAAGAAGATCTTGACTTGACGCTCGCGCAAGAAGTTATCCGGAGCGTGAAGTGAGAATGAAAAACAAAAAGCATAGCATTAATTCTTTCTAAAATAGCATAAGTCAAATATGAGAAAATTAGTTACAATCAGAAAAATCAATGATTTGTCCCCCATTTTGGGTGCTGATAACATTGAAGTTGCATCTATTGATGGGTGGAAAGTTGTAGTTAAGAAGGGAGAGTTCAAAGTCGGAGATCCCTGTGTGTATTTTGAAATTGATAGCTTCCTTCCTGAATCTGATCCGCGCTACGCGTTCATTATGAAAAGTGGTGTTCGGGAGTTCGAAGGGATTCGTGGGCACAAGCTGCGCACGGTAAAACTTCGCGGTCAAATTAGTCAAGGTTTGGCTTTGCCATTAGGTCAAGCTAATAACACGATGTTTCCGGAAATCTGGCAGTATTTGCGGGATCACCATTTTGACGAAAATAATCCATACGAGGCTGACTTCAGTGCACTGTTGGGAATTAAAAAATGGGAACCACAACTACCTGCTGAGCTAGCTGGTCAAATTAAGGGGGTATTCCCGAGTTTTATTCGTAAGACAGATCAGGAACGGTGTCAAAATCTTATTGATGAGATCTTTATTGACAATGCCGATTCAAAGTATGAAGTCACCATTAAGCTAGATGGAACTAGCGCTACTTTCTACCATCATGACGGTTACACTGGAGCATGTAGTCGGAATTTTGAGATGAAGATTTGCGATGAAAATGCTACAAACACTTATGTTAGAATCCTAATTGAAAGTGGATTGCAGACTGCTTTACCTAAGTTTGGTAACATTGCAGTGCAAGGTGAAATTATGGGCCCTGGGATTCAGGGAAACCGTGAAAAATTGAAGACAGCAAAATTCTTCATTTTTGACGTGTACTTGATTGATGAGAGTCGTTACATGACTCCTGTTGAACGTAAGAATTTTGTCAATGTGCTACTTCCTCAGTTGAACGCTGAATTGGTTTCTCATGTGCCTGTCATTGCTGAAGCGGCAAACTTGCGTGATACACTTGGAATTACAAACATTGAACAACTTTTGCAGTTCGCGGCTGGCAAGAGCCTAGTTCATCCTGTGCGTGAAGGTCTTGTTTTCAAGCGGGATGACGGTAACTTCAGTTTTAAAGCAATTAACAATGAATTTCTCGCAAAAGAAAAGGACTGAAATATTTTTCTAGACATGAGAATTTACTTGAAAACGTGATTAAAAATTGAAGTAAATAAGTCTATCTTCTTATAACAACCATACATGATAGATTAAAGTGCTAGATATTATCTTCATCTCATACGATGAGCCAAATGCTGATAAAAACTGGAAAAATCTAAAAGCTAGATTTCCATATGCAAAGCGCGTTCATGGTGTAAAAGGCATCGCGAACGCGCACATGGCTGCATGCAAAAAGGCAAACACACAGTTTTTCTACGTAGTAGATGCTGATGCTGAGATTTTAGATTCATTTAAGTTTGATTACAAACCTCCTGAATATGATTCAGAGTATGTTCACATCTGGCATGCTCTAAATCCGGCAACAGGGCAAGATTATGGGTATGGAGGTGTAAAGCTCTTTAATAAGAAGCATTTCCGCAACGTAAAGAACGCGCTAGATTTCTCTACCACGCTTACTAAAGATGTGAAAATTATAGATAAAATTGCATGCATTACCCGCTTTAATTCTGATGCTGTTAGAGCGTTCCGGGGTGCGTTTAGAGAATCTGTAAAGTTATACACTATCATCAATGATGAAAGCAAACCAGAAAATCAACGAATTGAAGCTAGAAATAGGTTAGATAGATGGCTTAATCCTGTTCAGGATTGTGATTACCAAGAAATCATTGCTTTAGGTGCACGGGATGGTATAGAGCAAGCAAAACAGAGAGGTGATGATCTATCATTTATCAATGATCATGATCTAATGTTTAGAATGTTAATGACTGCGCACCCAGAAATTGATCCAAATATCGAGCCACAACTTAATGAAAATCATCCTATGAAGCACGAATTTTTCTTTACTACACGAATTGCTGGTGTTCTTTATGATAAGTTTATTGAAGAAAATCTCTCATTAAATGAATTGCGAGATGCTCTTTCTGACGGTCAAATGTACAGCAAAACATGGCTAGTGGAGGAATTATCCAAACTGATTGAAAGCGGTAAAATTGAAAAGAAAGAAAAATACCATGTTGTAGTGCTGGGGGGTTGGATTGGGCTACTATCGCTCATGTTATTCACATGGGAATTTCCTGTATCTGTGATTAGTATTGACATTGATCATCGAGCTAATATGATTGCAGAGAAAATGAATTGGGGATTTGATTTTAAAGCTGTACATAATGATATGTATAACACTAACTACGCTGAGTTTGACATTATTATCAACACATCATCAGAACACATTCCTGATATTCCAGCATGGCGGGCAACTATTCCTTCAAAAAAAATTGTCATTGTGCAAAATACTGATTATGAAGATGGCGACGGGCATGTCTCTATAGTTAGCAGCTCAAATCAGCTTAGAAATAAGTTAAATCTCTCAGAAGTTTTGTATGAGGGAACTAGAAAATTCAATCAGTACAACAGGTTTATGATTATTGGAAGAACCTAATTCAAGATTACATTGTTGATGGCGGATGTGATATAATTATCTCTAAGGAGATTGTATGGAACTTCGCCTTTATGTTTTCATTAACTATCAGCTAAATTCAACACAACAAAATATACAAGCTGGGCGTGCAGCACTTAATCTTGTTGAAAAGTACACTGCAAAAGATAATCCTTTTAATGTGAGTATTGTTAAAGAGCACACTGATCTAGTTAAACTGTGGGCAAGTAGTAAAAATCTTTTTACGGTGGTTAATGCTGTGTGTATTCTTGAGCTTGCAAAAGCAACGAGCATTATCTCAAAGTCTGATTTTCCATGGGTAATTATCAGAGAAGATAAAGAAGATGGTAATCAACACCAAATGGGTGTTGCTGTTATTTTGCCAGACTGTATTTTTTCGGCAAACAAGAAACACCACGCAAATAATGTAATTGAATATTTTGAATACGTGGATAAAGATGAAAAACGATACGCATTTATGAAAGGTCAACCTCGTTTTGACCTTATCAAGCTAATTAAAACTTATCAGAAATAAGATTTATATGATTGTAGGACTTTGTGGAACACAAGGGACAGGTAAATCCACTATTTTGCAAGCTGCTGAAGCAGCAGGATTTAAGGTAGACTGTACCCAGGTGTCTCGTACAGTGCAGGCAAATCTTGGATGGGATAAACTATCACGTGCTGAAGAATCTGTTGAAAACATGATGTTGCTTCAAAATGAGATAGCTAATGTCATGTACGACCGTGATATTAAGTATCTGGACAGTGATGAGGTTGTATTAGTTGAACGAACCCCAGCTGATGTGTGGGCATACACATGTGTTTGGTGTAAAAGAAACAATGTGTCTATTTCTATAAATCCATGGGCTGTGGATTACAAACACCGAATGCAGCGCATGTCAACCTTTTACACTCGCTTCATTATTGTTCCACAAGTTGCAGAAATTCCTTTTGTTGAGGATCCACATCGAGCTGATTATGAAAGTCGTCAATATGTTGACAATATAATTCGTGATTTTTTAAAACGTGGTGGTTTACCATATAATGAAATGAAAACGATTAGTCGAGAAGAACGAAGTGCAGAAATTGCCGCTCTTCTCACTCTAATAAAAATGGAAAAAACATGAAAAAGAAAGTTGTTCAACAAATGCATCAGTTTGGTTTGTGCATTGACTGGGAAACTAGTGGGGCTGACTTCGGTAAGGATAGTTCACAACATTATCAAGGACTGTCTTTTGGAGCAGTAGTCTTTAAGACTGAGGACTTTACAATTGTAGAAGAAATGTATCAAGAGATTAAGTTTAACGGTTCTAAATGGGAGTGGTCTGAAGATGCTGAAAAAATTCATGGTCTAACTCAAGAGTATCTTGAGCAAAATGGTGTGTCACAGGAAGATGCTGCTATCGCACTCGCAGAGCTGATTCTTAAGTACTGGGGTCCAGAAAATAAGGTGATGTTTCTTGGACATAATCCAGAATTTGATATTCGTTTTACAAATCAACTTATGAACCAGATTGAGATTGAGTTCTCTGTTGAGAAGAAAACTGATTTTACTAGCTGGATTCAGTTACATCATGTGGTACTCGATACCTCAGCTGCAGGATTTATTACAACTGGCATTTATAAATCTGATTTGCTTTTTGAAAAGATGGGATTTGCAGAACGTGATAAACATAATGCGCTTGAAGATGCACGCCAGACAGTGATGACTTGCGCTATTCTTCGTGAATTAACTAAAATCGGTATGGAAAGTGTGGGTCTATGACAACATATGTGTATGATGGTATTGAAGTTAGAAAAACCGGCCGAACCGCATCAAAAGAATCTCCTACGTTAAGAGGAAAAAGATTCGTTACCTTGATTGAAATTACCCCAGTTGGGGATGATGTCGGATGGAAAAAATGGGTTGATGAAAATTCACTTTATGTTGTTGAGGAAAACAAGGAAAACAATGAAAACAATTAAGTACTATCAAATTTCAGGATTTCAGCTGTTTGTTATGGCTATAATCGTTGGCGTTATTTCTGCGGCACTTATCACGATAAATACAGCTGTGCAAGAATATTTGCAACTACCAATGGTGCACATGTCAAAAGATGGGCAATGCACGGTGGTCTCTAATTACAAAAATGGAGATGCTTTCACATGCAATGATGTAGATGTAATTCTCCGAAAATATAGAACGACTAAACAAGAATGAACCGCTATTTTATCTATCAATGCACGGTCTGCAGAAGAACTAAGGATATACCACGAAATGATACACATGTTATCCCGACGGGGTGTACAATTACCAAGGGGTGTTCAGGAACATTGCTTAAGGTTGGTGAAAGAGATATTGCCGAGCAGACAGCCCCTGTTGTTGGTGTAACAGATTGGTACCCACGTGGGACACACCCGAGCGATTCTGAACCTGTTAAAACGATTGAATATGTTAATATGTCTGGTTCATCAACAGGTGCTTTAGTGTTGGCTATCAGAATGACTGAAGATCAAGCAAATGCGGTTTCTTCAGTAGTTGTCACGTTGGAACAACGTCGTGTTGAAGAAATTTCATTCAACCAGTTCACTTATTATGTTCTTACTAATGGTATGACAACGATTTCTGGGCGTGATTCCCAAGGAAAGAACCTGCGAATAGATAGTACTGCGGTGACAGAAGGCCGATTACGCGTTAGAGTCAATGGTGTTATTAGAACTGATTACACTGTTAATTCATCTATTAACTCCTCTTCTGTAGTGTTCTCATCAGTTCTTCCATTACAAAGCGCCGTTGACATTATCGTGTTTAATGAAAGAGAAGTTGAAGACAAGGAATTAGAGTTTGTTACTAATAGAACAATTCCTGTTAGTGATTTAAGTGGTGCTTGGGGTAATGTTCGTTGGATAGACAAGATAAACCCAGCCATCCCCGGTCCAAATGAGGAACGATGGTGGTTATATACATGCACATCAATAGCAGGACTGCAGCCATCGGCACGAATTAAGGTAACACAAGTATTGGCAGAAACAACGGAAATTTCATTTGAAAATATCATGTTCTTGCTTGCATCTCCACCGTATTCACATGTTGATCGGTATTTGGGATTAGTCGTGCCAATGACTGAGTGCGTTGAAGATTTCAATATCTTGACTAGTAGTAAAATAACACGTGATTTCATGATTGAAAAAACCAGAGCTAAAAGCATTTACCCACCACTGAAAATAAAGCGTGGATATACAGAACAGCAAAAATCATTAACAAGTGAAGATATTATTCCTGTTGCTAAAAATTCAACAGCTCAAAACACACCGATGATGTTAACAGACAAATACACTAATGGACCGATATGATTGCTGATAAAATTATTCCTAGCTTCTATCTTTTAGAATTAGAAGGGGCTGCAGCGCAGGTTGTGGTGCCTGGAGATTTTAACATTGACAGAATAGCAGTTGGGTCAGATGATTACAATTCTGACTTGCATGCCACAAGTGCCCTTCAACAAGCGATACATGCAATCGCTGATAGCGTAGCAGAAGATCCATCAAAGCTTAAAAAGGAAATAGAATTTAATCCTGAATTTTTCCCAACATTAAAGTTTGAACTTCCTGAGGATATTGAAGAAGAGCTTGAAGAAGCACAAGCTATCTCTGATGTCATGTCAAATGAAATGATTGAAAATGGACAAGTTCCTATCTTTTTAACTAATACATTTGATTCACTTGGCGATTTTATTCAATCAAGATGGACTGTTTCGGGGGAAAATTTTAAGATAACTGGGCGTGTCGCCGCAAACCCAACAAAGTACGTGATGTATAAGGGATTAGAACAAGTCAAGCGACATGAGACAATTCATCGTAATGAACTTAACACACTAATGGTTCACTAATGAACACATCGTTTACTTACGCAGTTAAAATTATTGATGGGTCACCATTTTTTGCTAGTGAAACTATCAAAAATTTGTTTCCTAGCGCTAGAGAAATGGTCATTACTTCAAAACCATTTAACAACTATGACGAGTGCTATGAAAAGCTGTTGAGTCTTCTAGACGCACTAACGACAGCATCATCAACAACAAGCAAGAAAAATTATGTCATTGTATCTCGAATTAATCCTTCATTGGATAAAACTGGAGAGACTAAATCTATTGAAGGTGAGACATGGGATGATCTTACATTAATTAAAGCATATGTTGCTAATGCCGATGCACTAAAGAAATCTGAGCTGCGCTACACAATAATTGGAGCAATTATAATGAGTTCAGGAATTGACAATTTAGTTAATTTTGATCAATCTTAATTTATTGAGTGATAGTTTTCAAAAAGATCACTTTTTGTTAAAATTATAATTTAATTTTTATCTGTTCATCATAGGAGATTTTAGATGTCTAAGTCTAAATACGCACTCGCACCCACTGGGAAAAAACAATACATTGAAGTTACGACGCTGATTAAGGATCCAGCACAGCGATCCAAACTACAGAACTACATTGATGAAGTTATTCGCTGTAAGACAAAGATTCTTGATGAACAAGAGTCAATCAAAGCGCTTCGTGATGCTGCGGTTGAAGAGCTTAACATTGAACCAAAGATGTTTACTCAACTTGTGAGCTTGTTTTTTAACAACAACTTTGAGCAAAAACGCGCTGAACTAGAACGACTAGAAGCAGCAATTAACGCTCTTATGCAAACCGAAACCAATGAATAATGTCAAAGAAGTAAATTTTACCAGTGCTCATATGAGATGGTAAAGATTTAGAAAATGCACGTAGAACACATGTTCTTCAGTGATGATTCACAACTTGTGTAATCCTGAACTAGCTAAATATCTTTGAACATTAGGTATTTCTCAAGATACTATAACAATCAGTATCGTAGACACAACTAAAAAAGAATGACAACTAAATTTACAAACTACGTCGCTGCATGGGTTGATTACTCTAGAAACCGTGATGGGGAAATTATGGTGCTAGAGCGAGACCAAGATGGTAAAGTTTTAAAGGTTCGTCACAATTCCCCATTTTACTTTTTTGTTGAAGATCCAGAAGGTGAACGTGAGTCAATCTTTGGGCATAAAGTTACGCGGGCAGAATTTAAAACTAAACACGAATATGACGAGGCACTTAAGTTTTTCCGCAATCCACGTAATTTTGAAGAGGAAGGTCGTTGCCCTTACCTATTTGAAACAGATATTCAGCCACTTAAGCGCGTGCTGATGGATATGTATTACAACAGACCATCACCGCCTGTCAATTTTGTGTTTATTGATATTGAAGCTGACTACACACGTAAGATCGGATTTCCATCTCCATCAAATCCGTATGCTGTAATAAATGCTGTAACAGTGTATCAATCATGGACACAAAAATTCTTCACTCTAGCAATACCACCTAAGGAATTTACTGGAACAATCGATGATCTGTACGCAGAAATCAATGAGCTTATTAAGCAAAAACAACTACGTGAGGGTATTATTCCTGAGATCATCTTGTGTGATGATGAGCGTGAGCTTGTTAACATTATGCTTCAGCTTATTCAAGAATCTGACATCATCTCTGGCTGGAACTCAGAATTCTTTGATATGCCATACATCTACGAGCGGTTAATGCGGCTTGGTGGTGAATCACTTGTTGCAAAACTAGAACACGTGGGATGTCGCCCACCACGTAAGGTGATGGTGAACAAGTTTGGGTCTGAGGAACCAGTTATCAAGTTCTCTGGGCGTTCTCACCTTGACTACATGCGATTGTTTCAAAAGTTTACTTTTGAAGGCCGTGTATCATATTCTCTTGGAAACATTCTTCAAGAAGAAGTTGGTGTTGGTAAAATCGAGTTCGAAGGTTCTCTTGAAGACTTATACCACAACAACTTTCCTAAGTTCGTGGCCTACAACTTCCGTGACGTTGATGGAATCGTACAGTTAGACGCTAAGTTTAAATTCATCGCTCTCGCGAATCAAATGGCGCATGAAAATACTGTGAGTTTTGATGCGGTTTTAGGAACTGTTTCTTATGTTGAAACAGGCATCACCAATCACGCTCACTATGTTCTAAACAAAGTTGTGCATGACAAGAACATTAAAGAACACGATAAGGTTGAAGGCGCTATCGTTTTGAATCCTAAGATTGGTCTACATGAATGGGTTGGTTCTGTTGACATCAACTCACTATATCCAAACACAATTCGTTCATTGAACATTTCACCTGAAAAAATTATTGGGCAGTTTACACAAAAAGAAGAAGCGTGGCTAGCAATTAAGAACAACACAGACGACCGCCTTTGTTTTCAGTACGAATCTGGTAAGCAAGAAATTCTAACAGCAAAAGAGTGGAAAACTATTCTTGTTGATCGTCACTGGGCTGTATCAGCGTATGGCACAGTATTTGATCAATCTAATGGGCGGGGTGTTGTTGCTGACATCCTTGGTTTCTGGTATGCAGAACGAAAGCGTCTTCAGGCTGAAAAGAAAAAGTACACAGCGCTTGCCAAGGAAGAAAAAGATCCAGTCAAGAAAGCTGAATATAAGAAGCTTGAAGAACACTATGATCTTTTGCAGCTAACCAAGAAAATTTCGATGAACAGCCTGTACGGCGCGCTCTTGAATCCTTCTATGCGATTCTCAGATGAACGCATGGGTGCATCTGTCACTGCAACAGGTCGACAGATTACTACACATATGATGGAAACGATTGCGTTCTTGTTAACTGGTGAACGTTCTCCTCTTAAAAAGCATACTGAGTTCGATGAGGAAGAAGGCAAGTACATTAACATTTACACGTGTGATTCACCTGCTATCATCTACGGTGATACTGATTCCGTTGACAAAGATAGCGTAATTGATACGTCACTTGGTAAGAAAAGCATTGAATCTTTGTTCGACACATTTGATATTAAAAGGAAAAATTACGAAAATAAGGAATTTGCTTTTAGCAGCGTAAAAGTAACCACACCATGTTACGTCAATAAAAGAATTGTGCAGCGCCCTATTTTGGCAATTTACCGTCACAAGGTATCAAAGAAGAAATACAAGATTACGCTAGAAAATGAAAAAAGCGTAATAGTAACAGAAGATCATTCTGTGATGGTCATTCGTGATGGGGTTTTGACTGAGATTAAACCTAAAGATATAAACACAAACACAGATCTGTGCATCTCTGTAGATGACATGAATGTGACTAATAACGGTGATGTTGCGAATTATGAGCTAGTAAAAATACGCGCAATTGAAGAATTAGAAGCTTTTGATAATGAATACGTGTATGACGTAATCATGGCTGATGATAGCACGCCATGGTTTTTTGCAAATGGCGTGCTCGTTCATAATTCTTGTTATTACAAATGCATTGGGGCTACTGACAAAGCGTCAGCTATTGAAATTGCTGACTTAACAGCTGAAGGGGTGAACGATTCATTCCCCGCTTTCATGCGAGAAGCATTTAATTGTCAACCAGAATTTGACACACTTATTAAAGCAGGTCGTGAAATTGTTGGATCACGAGGGTTATTTCAAGCTAAGAAAAAGTACATTATCAAGGTTATTGACGCTGAAGGTTTACCCGTTGACAAGCTAAAGTCGATGGGATCTGAAATAAAGAAGGCCGACACTCCTAAGATCATTCAGGATTTTCTGAAGACAACAGTTGACATGATCCTGGATGGTAAATCATATGATGAACTAGCAGAGTATGTGAATGGTCAGAGACGTGAAATTCTGAAAAAGAAGGTAAACGTATTTTCTTTGGGTGTTGCAAAGCAAGTAAATAATCTTGAAAAGTACATGGCTGAGTATCGCGCACCTGGTACTTTTAGATCAAAAAATGGTGGCAAGCTAACTATTCCAGGACATGCTCGTGCTGCTTGCAACTACAATGCTTTACTTGAAGAATTTGACAAAGGTGCAAAACCTATCAAAAGCGGTGACAAAGTTCTAGTTTATTACCTAAAAAAGAACGATAGAGATTTTAAGTCGATTGCTTTTCCTGCAGAATTTACGCGCTTTCCAGATTGGTTTACCGAAAACTTTCAAGTTGACATTAAGAAAACCGAGGAACGCATGTTTGACAGCAAGCTTAGCGGTATGTTTGCCGCAGCGTTTAATAAAGAAGTTCCAACACCACAATCTGTCTTAACTAATAGTTTGTTGGAATTTTAACAATTAAAACATAAAAATGTATAAAACTGTAATACTACATAGTATAATATACTATTAGATGAAGGAAGATGAAAATGATTCTACACGCTGAAGAACCAAATGATCCCGTGGTTGGGGATGCTTACATTGGCAAAATGACCCGCACAGTAAATGTGTTTGATGGAAATGCATGGTAAACATTCAATGAATATGAGCTTTTAGAAATGGAAATGATTCATCTACTTATGACAACAGGTAGGACACGACAACAAGCTGAGCGTGCAATTCACATGCTACAACATGGGCACATTCACAATGGAGACAAAGAATGAAATTATCGACAGAGAATACTGCTAAACTTACGTCTCTGCTCAATACAGCAAGTATTTGCGGTATTGAGAGCATCATTATAATTGATGATAAGGCCCGTGGTATCAACCCAGCAAAAACATGTTTTTTAGTATCAAGTGATAATCTTCCAAAATTTCCTCAGAAGATCGGTCTTGGTCGCTTAAAGGATCTTCAATCACGCATCAATGTTTTTGCAGATAAATCTGATGTCGTTATTGATGCAAAAGAATCAGAGCGCGGCGAGATTACATCACTTGAAATTTCTTCTGGGCGTAATAAGGTTCAATATCGTTGTCAATCCACTATGATGCTGGCAGATAGCATTCCTAAGAATGTTCCTGACGCATTCAACCCTGCGTATAAGCTGTTCATCAATAAAGACGAGATGAAAATGATTCTTGATGCAGTACGTGTTATGAACAGCAAGCGAATTACTGTTGCTATCAAAAATGATCGCACGGTAAGTTTTACAGTTAGTGATGCATCTAATGACAATTTTACAGTAATTCTTTCTACCCCTGCAGAGCGAATTACTGAAGATGAAGATACCGTTGTAAATTACTATGTAACAGAGGTGTTCTCGCCAGTTGTTAAAGAGCTTATGTCTCTTGACACCGCGGTGGTTCATGTCGGTGAACGTGGAACTATGACGGCAAAGATCAATCAACATAATGTCGTGCTACTCCCGCAAGTGGGTGACGACGGAGAGGAAGAATAATGGCAGCAGAAAATATGACCATCACTGAAGCTCTAACAATGATTAAAGCACAAGGTGATAAGCTTAAAGAGTGTTATGAGCAACTAGCAAAATGGAAATTGGAGTTTTCTTTTGAAACCGATCCAACAACGCTCGAGGTAAAAATTAAAGCACTTAAGCCATTTGGTGGGGGTGGTGTTATTCGCACTCTCACAAAAGAGGATATCCTCCATTACGCAAATGATATGGACACGCTCATTCGTGAAGTCGCGGAGCAGTTTTATGAGGTTCTCTTGAAAAAACAAATTTTTGAAGAACTCGCGCCAGGCGCTAGAAGGGTACTTGAGAACACGGCAAGCATTGCAAAAAGAACGGTATGAAAAAGAGCACTCTAATTAACATGAAGGAGCTGCTTGAAAGCCGCTCAAAAAAACCTTGGGCATGCTTTGAGACTGAAGGAATTACTGAAAATGGTCTTGGCGTAGCAATGCATTGGAATGAAGCCTTCGTTAAACACCTTCACACACTAGGAATTCAAGGCGCTAATGATCATGAGACCCTTCAACTGTTTTTTATGTATATGTCTAGCCGAATCGCAGATGGTTTAATTGGTGAGGACACTATTAATCCTGAGGCAATGCCTAATCTAACTAGTGAAGCTAATAAGTTTGTTAGTTAAGTTTATTAGTTGTTCATAATAGGATATAATTTAAATTATATTGAAAATTCTTTTGATTCAGCAGTGTTTTTAAAGTATGGTGAGACTGACACGCTGATATAAAAGCTAAGTGATAACTTATAAGGAAAAACCTAATGCGTCGAATGATCGTTGACACGGCTAACCTGCTATTTCGAGTGGCAGCTGCGCACGGAAAATACAATACATCTGGAACACCGGAAGAAAAAGCAGGGTTGGCCATGCACATGGCGCTTAATACTCTAAACAAGTACTATAAAAAATACCAGCCAGACCAGCTTGCTTTAACTTTTGAGGGTCGGAATAACTGGCGTAAAAAGTATACTCAATCACCCCAATGCTTGTCTGGTAAGGTATATAAGTCAAACCGCGTCAAAGACCCGTCTATGATTCCATTCTTTGAGCTGATTGCATCGTTCGAAGAGTTGGTACGTAAGCACACATCTATAGTATGCCTTTCACACCAAGAGTTGGAAGGTGATGACTTGTTTGCGGGATATGTTCAGCGTTTTGATGCGGTAGGTGATGAAGTAATTGGTATTTCTGGCGATAAGGACTTTGTGCAACTCCTGCGTCATAAAAATTTCATCTTGATTGACCCTGACAAAGGTAAACCCCGAAAGGTTGAAGATGTTTGTGGCATTGATGATGCTGATTTTTTTATGTTTGAAAAAGCCTTTCGCGGTGATAAAGGTGATAACGTTTTCCCAGCATACCCGCGTGTTCTGAAAAAGCGATTGTTGAAAGCATACACAGATGAGTACGAACGTGTGAAGATCATGAATGAAACGTGGCAGTTTAAAGATCCTGATACCGGTGAAGAAAAGACTTTTCGCGTTGGTGATTTGTTTGAAGAGAACATGTTGCTTATGAATCTTGAAGCGCAGCCTGATTATATCAAGGCTATCATTAACGAAACTTTAGATTATGAGCTTGAGCATCATGGTAAGTTCTCATTCTTTCATTTTCAACGATTCTGTGGTCAGTTTGGACTAAAGCAAATTTCAGAAAATTCAACTAATTTCGTGAATATGTTTAGCGTTACGGGACAACGGTCGCCGAATCGTGAAGGTGGACGTAAGAAAAATTCTGCTACATTGCTGGAGTACTAAGTAGATTTTTGTGATTCCTTATGATGTGATATAAAACGTAATGTGATAGGTTTACTGCTATCTTCTATAAATACTTAGCGTCATTTAGACGTAAGTGTTTTATTTTCGGGGTTTTTAAAACGTAAGCACGTTATCCCTACAGATTAAAAAGGAGATCCACCATGGCAGTAAAAGATACTATTGAACTACAGCCTACCAGCCTTCCACATATTTTTCTTTGCGACGTTGATGATTCAGGTTTGCTTAAGGAAATTGCGCTTGTAAAGCGCTTTAGCGACGGTTCCATTTACTATATTGAAATCGACTCACTTCATGCAATTGATAAGAGCCGTATTAAGAAAATTGTTACATCTCAACATGCGGATAAGTATGAGTTGTGGGAACTGATGTCACAAAGTAAGCTATCTAATGGAATGAATGCCCTAGATTTTTTCCACAGCAACAATGTAAAAGTTAAGCGTCCAAAGGGAGCTCGTGCTTCTTCTGGTAGTCTAGAAACAGTACCTGCATATGGTACTGATAAGATGATTGGTTCTGATTTCGTAAACCCAGCTGAAGCAACCTTAGATCCCGCTACTAAGAATTTTAGTTCATAAGCTGTTTTTCTTGTAGAAACTGGGACCTGTTCAGGTCCCAGTTTCTTTTTAGATATTCATAGTTTATAATAACATAAATACAGTTCATTCTGTTTTTATAAAAGCTCTGCTCTCTATTCAGAAAGTAGACCTACCAACCCTTAAACAAGGAAGGAGATCACTCATGAAACTGAGCAACTATATGCTCTCTTTGGTCGCTGTCGTTGTAACTTCAGCAGCTGTATTTGCAACAACACATATTATTAGTACTAACCCGACAACAGTTATTAGCATACCCAAAGAAGAAAGAGACGGAACTTTTGCAGGTGATAACATTACATTAAAACTTCCAGAAAATTTATCTGACCGGCAAGCAAAACTTCTTTCCATGGCATATCAAATAGCTAAGGAAGATGGGCATCGATACCCGCAAATTTTGCAGGGAATTATTCTTCAAGAAACTCATGCTGGTGAACTTCGTCATTACAAGGTAGCTGGGCAAGAATTTGGCCTTAAAACCAATGAACGATACTATGGCGTTGGGCAAATTAAACTTTCAGTTGCAAAGGATGTTCTTAAGCGTTATCCGCAGCTGAAAGATAAATTTAATTTCAATACGGAGATGGATGAAGAAATTATCGCGAAGCTGATTGAAGATGATAGATTTAATCTTACAGTAGCGAGTAAGTATCTATTGATTTTGCGTGATCATGGATATGATACAATAAAACAATTAGCTCTGGCATATAATCAAGGACCTGCTGGTGCTAAACGATTTGATTCAGATACACATCACTATTCGAATGGGGTTATGAAGTATATTCAAAAGCTTAATGTTGTCAGTAAGTGAGTAAAGAATAGTTTATCATCTATCATCGTTAGAGCGTGTTTCATGTTAAAGTCAGTAACACTTGAGAGTTTGATTAAGGAACGTCTACATCTTAGACGTTCCCGTACTGGTTGGGATGTTGGAAAGTGTCAGGTTTGCAATGATTATAAGGATCGTGCTGGCTTTAAATTTGAAAATAACTATGTTGTTTATAATTGTTGGAACTGTGGCACTACTTCTCGTTATGAGGAAGGTAGTGGGCATATTTCAAAGAACATGCGACGCATCCTAAATGCGTATGGATTTGACGATACTGAGATTAGTGATGTAGTTAACTCAACATTTTTCAAGCCAATACAAAAGGCAGAAGTTATTACTCTAAGCTCTATTTCAAAAATAAACACTAATACTCCTACTGTTAAACTTCCACCAAAATCTTATCGTATAGGGTCAGATGAATTTACTGATTATCAAGAAAAGTTAGTATCTTACTTAATCAATCGAAAAATTGATTTGATTAAATATCCATTTTATTTTTCAATGGAAACTCGATTTATTAATCGTGTTATAATTCCTTTCTATCGAAATGGGCATTTGATTTATTGGCAGGCACGCTCAATAGACGAGTCTGAAAAGAAACGGTATGATAATTCGCCAGTTTCTCGTAATGCTGTTATTTTCAACTTTGATCAGCTTTACACATATTCTCCTGGACCATTATTTGTTACTGAAGGGGTATTTGATGCGATGATCGTAAATGGTGTCGCGATTCTTGGAAGTAAGCTAAATGATGCAAAAATTGAACTGTTTTCTAAGACTAATCGACGATTAGTTTTTGTGATAGATAAAGATAAGAATGGTAAGCAATTAGCTGAAGACGTTCTTTCAAGAGGATGGGAGATTGCATTTGCACCAGATGGTGCAAGTGACATCAACAATGCTGCTCAGCGCTTTGGAAAAATTTGGACAATTCAGCAGCTCTTTAAGAGCATTCCCAAAACAACAAGTGAAGCACAATTAGCAATCAACATAAACTGCAAATGAACAACAAATACGACTATACAAATCTTATTGAACTTTTATTGGTAGCACCTGAAGATCAACTTGATCCATCAGTACGTTCTTTGATTGAGAAGTGGAACCGACCAATGCCAAAGGCAGTACAAGTTCTTGAGGTGCTTTACAAATGTGTTTTCTCTTCACGGTGCTCTGATTTTGTTGTTGGTACACTTGAAACAATCTATGAGCGGGCGCTTGAGAATGAAAATGTAACTCGCGCTGAAATTGAAAAACTTGTTGCATGGTATGATCTATAATGGAACTTGAAAAACAAAAACTGCTAGTTAGCGCTCTCGCTAGTAATCGCGATCTTATGGCGCTGTGTTCTAGTATTATCAAACCATCATACTTTGATCCATCTCTCAAGAAGTCAGTTCGCTTCTTGAAAGAATACTTTGAGAAATATAAGGATGTACCTCGTGCTCAAGTAATACGAGCTGAAACAGGTATTATCCTGGATGATGTTGGAGAGATTAACAAAGCTGAAATGAAGTTCGTCTCTGAGGAGATTGAGACATTCTGCCGTAATAGGGCCATGACAGAAGCAATTCTTGCTGGTCCAGAACTTATTCAAAAAGGTGACTTTGGCAAAATCCTGAATGTTCTTAAAGATGCCATTTCAGTAGGGCTAGTTAAAGACCTAGGAATGGATTATTTCTCTAATCCAGAAGAGCGTTTAAAGAACACCCTTGTTACACAAGCTAGAATATCAACTGGTTGGGCTGAACTAGATGATCTTACAGGTGGGGGTCTTAGTAGACAGGAACTTATCATGTTTGCTGCTAACTCTGGTGGTGGTAAGTCAATGACAATGCTGAACTTAGGAAAAAACCTTCTTGCGCAGGGATTGAATGGTGTTTATATCTCTCTTGAAATGTCAGAGTCAGTAGTTTCTAAACGTCTTGACTCAATGATTTCAATGATTGGGCAGGATAATCTTCTCAAGGAAATGCAAAAGGTAGCTTCTATCATTGAGAAAGCTAGCGGTAAGATGGGTAAGTTCATCATCAAGCGGATGCCTGAAAACAGAACTAATATCAATACGATTCGTTCGTACTTGCTTCAACTAGAACAAGCAACAGGGTTTCGCCCCGATTTCATCATTATTGATTACATTGACATCATGGGAACTACCATGAGCATTTCAATGGATAACTTATTCATCAAGGACAAATACGTTACTGAAGAAGTTAGAAGCTTAGGATATGATTTTGATTGTATCATGATAAGTGCTTCACAGCTTGGGCGTGGAGCAATTGATGCAGAAAAACTAAGTCAGGCACACATTCAAGGTGGAATTTCAAAGATAAATACATCTGATTATACCATCGGTATTAAGCAAGATGATTTGATGAGAGCCTCTGGTGAAATCTACTTTGAAGGGTTAAAGACCCGAAATTCAGCTGGAACTGGGGTACGAAAACTTTTAGGATGGGATCCAATTTCCCTGAACATTATCTCTCTTCAGAAAAAAGAGAATCAATTACAACTTAACCGCAAATCAAAACCGGCAATTTTGAATTCTAGTAGTACACTTTTTGAACGAGAAGATGCTACAAAGAAAGATGAAGGCATTTTTAGTTTGATGAACACGTAACAAGGAGAAAACATATGAAAATTGAAACACCAACTAATCTAACAATTGATGGTAAAGACTACGCTGTCGCTGACTTTAGTGACAAGGTTAAAAATTTGGTTGCAATTCGCACTGAATGGCAGAATGAAGCACAAAAAGAGCGTTTAGCACTTACAAAAACTGAAGCCGCTATCAGAGCTCTTGATGCTGAACTTGCACAACTAGTTAGTGCTGAACTCTCAGAAAAGAATGGTGCAGCAAATGATGCTGAAATAGCATCATAAAAGCATAACTTTTTATTAAAATCAGGGGCCTTAAGGCCCCTGTTGTGCATGAAAATACATTATCTATAAATACATTGTTGACTCTTAACCTTCTACTATATCATTATTATTTCATGGCACATCTTCTAAAAAATGTCGTCTTATTTGAAGGCATAACTCATCTTGAGGATTTACCACTCGATGAGTTTATTCGCACGGTTGAAACACTAAAAGATAAGATAATTACTGAAAAGTTAGATGGAGCAAACCTTTGGTTTGGTCTAGATGAGAACGGGCTATTTACATCTAGAGAAGGTAAAACACCAAAGAATTCTCGATTCTATAGTGTTAGTGATTATGCCATGGTGGCGGCATATAATGGATTTAGAGCAGCCCATTTAGCCCTTGAGGCAGTCGAACCAATCATTCGAAAGTATTTTCAACAGGGTGATACTGCTGAAATTGAAGTTCTGTTTGGTCGTCAACCAAACACAGTACCTTATGGAGTTAATGACAAGAATTTCATTGTTATTCTAAGGGCAGTTAATGACACACCAGATGAGCGGATTCAGAAACTTGCAAATGCTTTACAAAATAAGGTAGTTACTGTAAAATCAACAGTAATATCTTCACCAGATGGTGAACAACTTCAACAAGAAGATGTAAAAATGAAGTGGGAGTTCACTAAAACAACTCCTATCAATACCAAACAGGTTAATACTAAGGAAGCAATGAAGCTTCTTAGTGAACTTAAGATGTATCTAAAGCAGAAGAACAACGTTCTTCCAGAAATGACGAATGCGCAAGTTGCTGAGCTCAAATTATCATCAGTACCTAAAGATCAAAGAGAAGAAGCTAAAAAAGAACGTGAAAGAGTCAATGCCTACATTATGACCAATTTCAAAGGTCCAATAAAAGAGCTATTGCTCAACAACCTTGTTCGTAAAATTAAACCATTCTTACAAGCAAAAGATCTTGACTCATCTGAGGAAATTGGTGTAGAAGGTGTTGTTGTTCGTGATCCTGTTTCTGGTTCACAGATAAAGATTGTTGATAAAGACGTGTTTACAGCCATCAACTCCTTCAATAATGAAGTTCGCAATATTATTTCTGGTCTTGTAAGAACAACAGATCAAGATGCACCTATTGAAGCACGAGGCGGAGTGTTCGGACAAGCAAAAATTCGTATTGCTAATCTTCTAGGTGTTAAAGAGCTGGCAGCATCTTCGTCTGCTAAACGCTTTATCAGTAAATTTAAGCAGAATGATCCAATATCAACAGCTGATGCTTTAGCTAAAAGTCTAAAGATTACAAATCTTTCATCAATTAAAACAAAGATATCAGCTATTCTCAAGAGCACACTTCAAGATATTGATGAAATATTGAATGATTTCAAACAAGAAGCTGGAAAGCTTAAACTTAAACTAAAAACTGGAAAAGAAATCGGTATAAGTCCTGAAGTTATGAACCGCACGCTTACCGCATTTGCGGAAACTAAAGCTGATATCAATAGACTTAACAAATTAGTGCAAAAAAGTAGTACTCCAATAGAACTTATACTGGCTTTGTATGGTAGAACAATCGAATCACTCTTTAATGGAGATAAAACCGAAGTGAAAGAATCATTCAACTTAATAAAATCTTTACAAGAAGAAGGTGATAGTGGTAGTGTAGATTCAGGAGCTGCAAACAATGGAACAGAAGCTCAACTTTCTAATCCTGCCGGGTATATATCATCTGTTCAAACAGGTGCTATTGCATCTGTGCCATTCAAGCTTCTTAAAGGCTCGAAGATTGTTCAACGCAGAAAGAGAAATTTCACTCGACCTAAAAAGTTCCCCACACCGCAATCACGTTCAGAGTTTAAGCCGACCAGTGAAGGTGGGGATTTTTCACTGATTAAGACTATCAGTGAAGACTGGTCACATGTAAAAGACATGAAATTTGCAACTGATGTTGATGATTCTGCATTAGCTAAATCTGATGTTGAATTTTCACGGTTAAGAAATAACCTTAATATAAGTGATAACGTTTCAGCGATGGACGTTGACCGTTATTTAGACAAAGCACATGAACTAAATAATGAAGTTGACAGTATAGTCTTTGGCATGGAAACAGATGATGGTAGTATTGTAAAGGTATGGGTAAATGCGCAAGAGGCAGATAACTTTGAAGCAGCTCTAGCTAAATTACTTGGTCAAGAAGATGATGTAGAAAAAGTCATTAATATGTTAGCTGATAAGTTTGATATCGTTGATGTTGAATGGCCAGAAAGCATGCAACATGGAACAGAAGACTCTACTGATAAATCTTTAGATAATTATTCACAGGATAATAGTGATATAAAAGATGATGATAATTTTGATTCAAATAAAGAATTGAGTCCTGAAGATAATACTGAAGACGCCTCTGAAAATGATGACATTTATCTTGGAACAGAATCTGATAAGGATGAAGAGAATGAAGATGAAGAGAATGAAGATGAAGATGAAGATGAAGAGAATGAAGATGAAGATGAAGATGAAGAGAATGAAGATGAAGAGAATGAAGATGAAGACGAAGAGAATGAAGATGAAGATGAAGATGAAGAGAATGAAGATGAAGAGAATGAAGATGAAGAGAATGAAGATGAAGAGAATGAAGATGAAGACGTTTTTCTTGGAACAAAATCTGATAAGGATGAAGATGAGGAAGAAATTTCTTCTAAAAAGGAAACTAAGTCCAATATAATTGGTAAAGAAAAACCAAAAAGTAAAAAAGCAAAAGACATAAAAAAGGAGTCAGTTATGTTAACATACGGTCAACGATTTAAGGAAAAAATTCTTTCTGAAGAAAATCAAAAGAAAGATAGAAACAAAAATTATAGGGAAAAGAATGATCTTGAACAACAAGAAGACCCTATTGTTATTGCTTCTCGTGCAAAGAATAAGAAGCAAGTTGATGATCTTATAAAATCATTTCCAACGGCGAGCCAAAAAGCAATAATCACTTTAATGCTTACACTCGGCGCACCAGCGAACGCGATGAAGATTCATAAAACTGATCTTCGCGAAAATATTGAACCTGTTGCAGAAAAGTATCGCAAGAACAGCGCATTTAGAACCTGGGTTCATAAGCTTATGTCTGCTATTTCGTCAAATTCATCTTCAATGAATGAAGAAGCTGTTCTTGAAGATAGTCATTTTGAAAGTATGCTTTCTAATAAGTATCAGCGCGTCATTTACTATATTCTTAAAGCGCTTGGTTTACCAGAATCAATTGAAATTACTGCAGCACGTGCCCTTAAAAAGGGTATTCGTTCAACAGCCGAACTGATTATGGACGATAGTCGTGCACGCTTGTATCTTATGTCTGTTGCTGAACAACTTGGGATAAATGATAAAGTTGAAAATGATTCTGAACCTTCGGAATACGTCAAAGAAGAAACTGTTTTAGAACATAACAATGTAGAAGAAGCGATTGCTGTGCTAACTGATCTACTTACCACACTTGGTTTTGATACTACTCGTAATTCGTCAATAGCTATGCAGGCACAACGAGTTAACGCGCGTAAAGCCTTTTTTAAACTTGCAGCTAACCCAACATTATTGAAGCGTTTGACTATGATCACTAACATGATTAAAAACAAAATCGCTGATCATACACAATCTCCATCTTCATTTTCATCTCCACAGACTATGAATGATAATATTCAAAGATGATACTATTTTGAAATATTTGTTAAGTGAAATGTAATACTTGCTTTAATAGCTTCAAATGATATTGCTATTATTGAACAAGAAATGTAAATTAAGCTTTAATGTTGAAGAAGCAAATAAATTGAGATTTGATCTTAGTGTAAAATAAAATGAAATTTGCTTACCCAGATCTTCAGGCGACATCAGTTCAGGGTTTACGCCTTTACGAAACTCCTGAGGGAAACTTTTATCCTTCAATCACTACTATTTTAGGCAAGACTATGCCTAAGGAAAAGGCTGATGCATTGAAGAAATGGCAGCTTTCTCTGGGTCCTTTGGCTGATAAAAAATCTAAAGAGGCTACCGATAAGGGAACCGCAGTGCATTTACTTGCAGAGCGGTTCCTTAAAGGTGAAGAGCTTATTAAACCTGGAGAAAAATTTGATACTAATTCCATTAGCTCTTTTAATGGACTTAAATTGAAGCTAAAAAAGGTTGAAGAGGTATGGGGGCAAGAAGTTGCCCTTTATTCTGACATTATTCACGTTGCAGGTCGATGTGATTGTATTGCAGTATACAAAGGTAAACCATGTATTATCGACTTTAAAACGTCTGGACGTATTAAGCGGGATGAAGATATTGAAGATTATCGTCTTCAGCTTACAGCATATGCCATAATGCACAATGAGATGTTCGGAACTGAAATTTATGATGGTGTAATACTTATGTCATCTGATAATGGTTTTCCACAAGAGTTTAATGTAAATCTTTTAGAATACATTGAACCTCTTATTGAGAGAGTAAATGAATTCTATGCTAATCTTCAACTATAAAGGCTTCATATGAGTAGAACAAATAAACGTGTGTTTGCTGAAGAACTTCATGATTATATTTGGCAATTTGCTAAAGATAAAACACCGAGTCCATCAGAGATAGAAAAGTTCATAAATGATTTTGAACAAAAAATTGGTTTTCCAATTTTTATTAAAGAAGAACAAATAGATAAAAAAACAGCCGTTCTTCTTAAACCATCAACAGAATCAAAACGCCTTCGTGAGCTTGCGGGTATACCACATAAAGGAAACTTCATATGAAAACATTCATAGTGCAATGTGATAATACAGAATTAGAAAACAAATTAGTTGATACTATTATCCAGTATCTGGCTAATAATAATTGTGAATCGCAAGTAGAATCAGTTGGTGATTTCACCGTGCATTTTATTAATGCTAAACAGCGTGATGCCTCAGAACAATCATTTGATGATAATGGACAAGATAATGTGACCACTGATGAACCATTACCAGAACCTGTTATTGAACCGGCTGAAGTATCGCAAGATCTATCAGCTGAAATATCTTCAGAGACGGAACTTCAACCATCACCTACTTCATCAGTTGCACCATTTCAATCAATGTGCAAGCTATGGGATTTGTCTTCAAACACACAAGTTCCGTGTGTGCATGATCCACTTAGCAAAATAAGTTATCTTTGTGTTAAGCAGTGTGAAGTAGTTGGTGATTATGTTATGTTTACTTATGCTGGCATGATGCACAAGGTTCCTCGTGCAGTTTCAAGTGATCCGTGCTGTAATAAAGATGCAATTATTACACCATCATCAGTATGTGTTTCGCTTTCTATCGCTGATGGAGCTATTTTTCGTTGTCTTTTAAGTGTGAAATGTGATGATGGGGAAGAACGCGTTGTAATAGGAAATGATCTTGAACATGAGATACCATCAACAGATATAGAGGTGATAAATGGTTCTATATCAACCAAATAATATCTTATTTAGAATAACATCAGCTGCAGCTATCAGTAAGTTCAAAAGTATTCAAGCTCATTCACTTGGCCAACTAAATCGAAAAGAACTTGACTTTGATACTAGTGCGCGAGAAGTCGTTCTAATTACGTATGACAGATTTTCCCAATGGATTTATCGGGTAGAACGCATATGTTTGACTGCGACTTCAAACAAATATGATACACCTACACTTATACGAGCTCTTATAGCATCATTTATTGATGAGCAGCGAATCACACAAACCGTAATTGAAAGTCATGGTGATATTTTTAAGAACGGTATTGATGCATACGTTAGAATTATTCACAACTACACATCACGTATCATTAAACACTTCTTTGAATCATTATGTGACAAGAAAATTATAGAAATCTATGCTGAAATAGTTGACATAACAAGCATGTATCTTCAGCACATTCTAGTTGCTATGCATGAGTTTAATAACAATTGTGTCACTAACAAGAAACAACCATTTGTATCAATAGCTGACTTTTGTTTAAATATTACTAAACCAGAACTGAAGTTGATACCATGTTTTGAGAGAATTAAGTTTTTTGCTAAATGTTCAAAGCACACTGAATTTTTATTAAAGTTTTATGGATCAGATGAGCACACGTTTGATGAGGCATTTGAAAAGCTACAAGAAATGTGTAAACAATTAAATATTACTCTTGTTAAAGAAGAACTTCTAATTGCGCATGAGGAAAAATGACAGAATTTCTACTAGGACTCCTTAGACAACTTGCATCAACACTATCACCATTTGACTTTATAGTGGTGTTGTTCTTAATAGCAAGCGGAACATTTTTTACCATGAAATTCATTTTTAAAAATACTAGGAGTTCTGGTGGGCTACTTGATCTTTTTGCTGGTACATTAAATGATGAACGAATAGAGCAATTAACAAAAAAGCTGGATGAAACTGCATCAAAAAATGAGCTTATTGCAGTAGAAAAACGAATTATTAATGTTCTCGATGAAATGCGACGCGAAGCGCAAAACCATAGCAGTGATTTAAGTGAGCACGTTAAAGCAATTTCAATCATAAAGGTTGAGCTTGAAAATTCATTTGATCAGATTAACAAACAGATAGATTCCATTCAGCAGCAAATAAAAATGCATGACATGCATGATGATGCACAATTTGCTGTTATTAAAGATAACATTACACGCAGCCAAGAGCTAATGAATAAAGTTTTATCACAAATAGAAAAAATAGATGAGTTCATAAGAACAACAGTTCCTGAATTCAGAAGTTATCATAAAGAACTAACTAAGGAAGTTAGTACTCTTAACAGAGATATTAATGTGATGGATCGTGTTCTACAGGCGCAAATAAATACAAATAAAGAAGGAATTACCCTTCGTTAACTTATATTATAAGATAAAAGATAAAATGAGAAGCCCTTTTTTAATTGTACAAGATTTCCTCTCTCCCTTAACCTGTGAGAGAATAATTAATGAAAATACTGTTGCTACTCCTGATGTAGACGAGAATGGTGACCCGAAAAAGCTGGAGCACCATATTTCTAAATTTGATGCTGAAATAGCAGAACGATTTAGAAATCTTATCCCAACAATAGAAGAGCGATATGATTGTGTATATCGTGGTTTAGAAAAACCACTTTTACAGTACTATCCAGAAAATTCAAAGGCACCGGCTGAACCACCTGGTTGTGAAAACTCTAAGTACATTCGAAAGAAATGGGTGATGTATAAAGATGTCGACCTAGTTGGTTTTGTATGGTTAAAGGATTATAATGATAATGTTCCTCTTGATCCACGCCATGAAGTTTTTGGTGGCAAAATAGAATTCCCAGCATATAACTTTAGTTTAGTTCCTCAGCGGGGGACCCTTGTCCTATTCCCTGCTGGACCACATTTTATTACAGTGATTTCACCTATTCTCCTTGGTGATTTATATCAAATCAAACTTAATGTGTGCATTAATTCAAAGAACGGTGGTCGTTGGTTTTATCAACCACAAAACTTCCCCGGTAAATGGAATGATTGGTTAGAAGAGTTCATGTGAGCATAAATTATTCTTGAGCTTCAATCTATTTTCTAGTTTACTTAAAATTAATTATTGTATATAATTTTTAATCATAGATTGAAAGCGCAACGGTGTATTAGCAAAAACAACAGATGAACATTTCATTCAAAAATCTTAAACCTGATGATCAAGCTGCTATCGCTGATCGACTTGAAGTACGCAAACAGCGGTACCTTGATCTTCTTAGTGAAAAAACAGTTATTACAGATTTTCTTCTAATTGGAGATAGACCAGGGCCGGCGGCACCAACAGACCCCAACTATCATCACACCCCATTCTATTCTACGAAGCATTGTTCTGGGTGGTTGAATGCATATCTTCACGTTGAAGAAATCCCTGAGGAAAAATTACTTTGGATAAATGCGTATGATCGCTTAGGAAATCCAATGAGTGCAGACATATCAAAACACATAAAAGCAAAAACAGTAATTGCTCTTGGAAATCATGCTAGCAAATGGGCTAAAATGGTTGGTTTTTCTAAACATCCTCGCTTTATCCAGGTTCCTCATCCTCAATGGCACAAGCGTTTCATGCACAGTGAACCATATGATTTGATTGAAGTAATTAAATGCTGTTCGCTTAAATCTAGCGTTAATTTTAAAAAGTGTGTGTTTGAAGTGTGTCCATTGCACACTAGAATGTAAATCTATTCAAAAGAGCATTTCTTCATTTAACCAATTGCTCTTATACTTCTTCTATAATAGTCAACTCCCTGCATATCTCTACCTTGTATTGCATTTCCAACACCATCATGATGAATTAAGCCATATGTAAACTCGCCTTGTGTTAAGTTTTGATATCGTGCAGCAACAGCAGGATCAAGTTGTTTGCCTGCTATTGTTCCACGCGTTCTAAACTCATCATAATAAGGTTTTTGTTCACTCTTGTAAAATTCTATCTGCGCCTTGGTTGCAAGATATGGGTCATTACGCTGTTCTTCTGTGGGGTTTGGATAACCAATCTTAGCGTAGTAAGTGTTTGCAGTTTTATCAAGCATCTGATATACACCACGCGCTGATGAATAAGGATTCTTAGCGTCTGCTTTGTAATTACTCTCGATACCGGCAACAAACATCAAATATTTTTTATCTTCAGGAGTAAGTGAAGGATCTTCATCTAATGCTCGTTGAATTTGTCTCTGCACTTCGGCTTTAGAGGCATTAGAACTCATTGGAATAGATCGTGGTTCAGTACTTGATTGATTAGATGCTTGCCCACCCAATCTTTTAGAGCTAGGTTCTGCATCCTCATTAATACGTGGTGCACCAAATTGACTTGGCAGCTCACCTCCGCATGGTCCCGTGTTTTGCTCACCAGCAACCATTACTGAATCTTTTACTACAATAGGATCTTCTCCTTCAATTTCATGAACGCCATTTATATATGGCAATGGATCAACCGGATTACCTAGCTTACCTTTATGTAGTTCAAAGTGAAGATGCGGACCAGTTCCAACCCCGACACTACCTTCTTTTGCTATCTTTTGACCAGATGAAACTGTTTGCCCAGCTGTAACATAAATTTCACTCATGTGGCCATAGACAGTTGTAGCAACAACATTACCATTTGCATCACGGTGTTCAATGAAAACCGCGTTACCATAACCGCTTGCTGGACCTGCGCGCAAAACTACTCCATCTGCAGCAGCTACAATATCACCAAGGCTACCACCAGGAATAGCAATATCTACACCTTTATGAATGCTGCTGGCGCCAGGGGTCGGTGACTTTCGCGGTCCAAAACCTGAAGTTACTACTCCCTTTGGTACTAAAGGCCATACAAATTGAATATCTTCACCCTTTGCTGGTAATTTAGGATACATGTTGTACTGTCGTGAATCAATCAAGTCACCATTGCTATCAAAAGCCTTAACTTCAACTTTATAGTTTTTGTTTCTCGCTGACTCAGGTACCTGCCCGCTTAATTGCCCAGTAGTGGTATTAAAGTTTAGCCCTGTCGGTCCAGTTCCAGGTTGATCATCTGTCCAAATTCTCCAAGAAGCTACTACTTTATCAGAATTCGGCGTTAACTTAAACGTAGTGTCAACATTTCCATTTTTATCTACAACTATAGCTGTGTTTTCAATAAGGTTTGAAATTTTTTCTCGTGCATCATCTTTTCCATTTTCTGGTGCTCGTTTAGCAAAGCAGTCTATGTTTTCACCGGGTAAAGGATAATGTGACGGCTGTGCTCCATAAGCTGATGTGCTGACTCTAAATGGTGGAATAGGAGTCCACAATGGGGTACGCTGTGGTTTACGGCATCCACATGACATTTATTATTCTGCCTTTGTAGGTTTTAATTCATTTAGAACGGTTTCTGCGTTTGAATTTTTTTCAGCTGCATCCTTATCGAGCTTTATTTGTTCATCTCGTAGAAATCTTCCAATGAGAATTAATTGTTCACGTAGCTTTAACATATATCTTTCATTGTCGATTATCCATTGTGCAACAGTAGCTTGAGTTGCATTTTCAACATCTATTTTAGGTGGCATCGGTGGAAGTTCAGTTAACTCTGCAGGAGGAACACGTACAACATATTCTATTTTTTCAACAGTGTGTGTTTCAACCGATGGTAGTTTAGATGTTGTTCCGCATGCCGTTAAAGCAACAGCCACCAATGGTATTGTAAGTAGCTTTATCATAGCTTGTCCCTTTCTTTTTGAATTTCTCTTATGACTTCTCGCAGAACAGGTGCTACTGGCCCATCAGATTTTGGATCTTTTAATAATTCTTCTATTTTAGCGTTCAGACGATCAAGAGTTTGCTTGTTATTTAAGTTGGTATTAGCGAGCGCTTTAACAGCATCAATCGCCTTTTGTCTTTCCTCATTAAGCTTACGAATAGTTGCTACATTAGTAGAATTCGCTGTTTCTAGATCCTTGTTATTCTTTTGCAAAACAGCATTATTGCTCTCAAGAATTTTATTTGCTGCTACAAGAGAATTGTTAGTTTCAGTTAAGTCATGAATAGTAGATTTAAGCTCACGAACATAAAGCCAAAATCCAATAGCAGCTGTTATGATGATAGTACCAACAATAACAACACTAATAAACTTTATTTTGTTTTCAATAAAAGATGAAACGGCACTAGTGCCAAGTGAGAAAAAATTCATGTATGTCTCCTATTGTGTCAACTAATAGTTTTAAAATATGTGTCAAATATTATCACATACCTTTTTAAATGCTAATTAATGATAGTAGCTTCAAAGATATTAATTGTATTAAGCAAGCATTCTTTCAAATGTAATTAAAATTACAACATACTTGTTGCAAAACTAACAAGGCCAGCGCGTGGTGATGTCCAATTAATTTCAACATTGTTATCATCAATGTGTATCACAGACAATGGAAATGCTTTTGTCAAAATACCATTATCATGCACAAAAATATCAATCAATGGTTTTTTGCCAAATGCATGATAAATTGACCACGTAGATGCCGGAGTATCCTGCTTATATTGCCAAAGCTTTATTCCACCGCCCTGTGATAGTGTTAGAAACGACATATTTAATCTCCCTAAACTATGATATGCGCAACACCAGTAAACGCGCCAACGTCAAATTCAATAACAACAGTGTTGTTATCTTGTATAAGAATTTTACTTGGCATAATCTTTGCAAGATTTCCATCTTTGTTTACAAAGACATCTACAATAGGAACCCCCTGGCTCCCATTATTTCCTAAGTTATGAACAATCGTCCATACTGAAGATGGAGTGATCTGTTCATAACGAAAAGTAGAAGGTATAAACAGTGACATGTTATTTTCCTTATATCAGCTTAGCTTGACCAACTTGTGGAGATGTAAACGTGATAGTAACTTGATCAAGAGTATCAAATGTAATAGAAGCTGGTTGAACTTCTTGGTTACCAATAAACACACGAATTATTGGATAACGGCCTAAGGAATGAGAAATAACCCAGGTATCAGATGGTGTGGTCTGATAGTACTCATAAGCGTATGTAGGTTTAGTTTGCCCATCAAAGTGACCAGATAGCACTACCGCTTTACCCTGTGCTGGTGTTCCAAAATCAATAGTTATGGAGCTAGGACCATTAACAGTAATTTCATTTGGTATAACAACCTGATTAGAAGTGTTATACACTGTAACGCTTACATGTGATGTATTCAAGGGATGGGTTATATTCCATACTGGAGCGGCTGTTCCTTGAACATGTGTGTAAGCTGTAATTTCATTTGTAAGTGGAACCCATACAGGAAGTCCTCCTGTAATTTCTACGCAAATGTAGAGAATACGATCCTTAAAGACTATCTGTCCAACTTTTGGTGATTGGGGGAAGGCTGTATCAAGAAGAATAACTGCATCTTTAATATAATTTTGTTGTAAGTGCGCTTCACCATAGAATTTCATTTGAAATTTCCTTTGTAAGATATACTAATAACACTATGCCAGTAATATTAGTTATTTATGTTGTCTATTGACATTTTTAAACTTCTGCATATAAAAATAGGCGACCAAATGGTCGCCTATTTAGTGAACATCAGACAACAGGTGTCATGATGGTTGTGAACTAATGTTCAATGGTGTTGCTGGATTAATGCTCATGCCCATGACAACAACCTTACATGACAATGGCGTTGTAAAGGTTACTGTTAATTGGTTAGCATTATCAAATGTAATTGATTGTGGAATAACCACTTCATTTGAAGCATCAACTACAGTAACGTTACAGAACTGTTGACCAAGGTTGTGATTAACAGCGTGCGAAGTAGCTGCAGAAGATGCAGTATACAGATAGTACAACGGCTGTGGTAAAAATCCGCTAACTGCGCCTTGATATGTTAGAACTTGACCACTGTTACCACCTGGTCCAGCACTCAATGTTCCAATTTGAACATCGCTAAGGTTGCTTAGGCCTGCAGCTAGAGCAATGTCAATGTTATTATTTGTTACAGCAACAGCAATACCATTAGAACCACCAATGGTGATATTTTCACCAAGGTTAACATTGTCAGTACCACTGTCACCAGTTAAACCGATGTAACTGTATTGTAATTTGCTGTTAGTTACGTTACCATCAGCGATCTTTGCAGTTGTTACCCCAGAATCGCGAATAGTTAAAACATTGCTTGTAACTTCGAGATGCACCGGGTCAACATTTAGTGCAAGCTTTGAACCAGAACCACCAGTAATACCAGCATTTGTTGCGATAGCAGAGCTGTTAATTTCAATTTCAGTAATACCACCAGCCGCAACTTTGAGACCATTACCTGATTGTGAAAGGGTATTACCATCTAAGAACAGAGCTATCTTATCACCAGAAGCTGCACCACCTTCAGTTAATACACGACCATTAATTCCAGCATTGTAGAAACCGATGGCAGAACCGGTGTAATTGTGAATATCAATGCCAATTTCAGTTCCTGGCAGGAAGGTAAGACCTGCACCAGCCAAAACACTGAACACAGTACCATTTAAATCAAGACCTGCGCCGGCGCTATATGTACCTGCACCGGAGAACTGTGTGAATGTAATATCATCTGTTCCAACAGTAAATGAAGCTGGATTATTAACTAATGCTGCCCAACCAGTTGCCTTGTTTAAGGTACCATCTTGAACGAAAACGAACATTGAAGGAATTTCAGATGCTTCATCGCAATAAGCGCAGCGTGTAAGAATCCAATCTGTACTGCCGTTACCAACTTGTGAAACATAGTAACGTCCATTTTCAAATTTGTTAGTTTGATCCTTAACAAGGACACCCTCATTCAGCGTAGTAATAGCAACTCCATCAATAACCAGCGAAGCAGATGGGCCAAGGTTTAAAGTTGCTCCAACACCAGAAGCTCCATTATTGTAAGTCGCAGTCAATGGAGCAGTAGTTGCTGCAATAACAGCTGGCTTGATGGAAAGACCTTGTGCAGTAGCATCAACATATGCCTTTGTAGCAGCATCAGCTGCATCCGTTGGCGTACCAAGAGCAGTGATCTTGTTTCCATTCATGTTCAAGGTACCAGTCATGGTATCACCAGAAACGTTTACATAAACGTTATCAACTAGACCCGTGATGTCTGCTTGGACGACGTTATTTACACCGGTTACTCGACCATATGTATCATATGTGAATTTCAGGAAGTTACCAACGTTTGTTGGAATAGTTAGTGTTTGAAGGTCAAGCGTTGGATCACCGGCGACACCGTTACCATGATCAACAACGATAGTACCAGTAGTACCACCAGTAATTGAACGAACAGCCCATGTATCTGCTGCAGTACGAGCTGCTAAACCAGTTCCTGTTAAGCCTTCAACTGCTGCAAGGTCATTTGCAAGAGATATAACTGAATTACCACCACCAGAAGTGTTGGTCATTGTAATACCTTCTGAAGGCATTTGGAAAGAGCTAGCAACAAATGTATTTCCATCTGCACTTACAGAAACATAACCTGGACCAGTAATATTAGCCAGGTTAGCAAGACCAACATCATATGGTTGAACACCAGTTGATTTTCCTGGTGAAGCATTTACCCAATTTGTTCCATTATAGTATAAAATCTGACCAGCAGTTGCTGCATTAATTGAAACATCACCAAGTTCTGCAAGAGTATCAGTACCTTGTGCTTTTCGAGCCAAAGCATTAATTATATCTGTCCAGTTCGTTGGAGTTGAACCAACGATAGCTGTAACATCTGAACTAAATGTTCCTATCGTGCCATTGCCCTGAATACCAGCACCAAGTGTAGCTTCAATATTATCAACTTCTGCTTGAATAGCTGAAGCATTACCACCTGTAGCAAATGGAACCCATGAAGTTCCGTCATTGAAGTAATAAAGCGCGTTAGTTGTATTGTAGTAAATGCGTCCAGCTTCTGCACTGTTGAAAACTGGTGCAGTTGCTAGGCGCTCGATGTACGCGTTCTGGATTTCACCAGTTGCGTCTGAATTAAATACTAAATTACCGTTAATTTTCATAAAAATCTCCTTGCAAGTTTGATTTCAATCATCCTGTTAAGTCATTTTATCATCTTTACATTGTTCTGCGGCTAGCAGTAGTTAGTGCCTTTATAGCAGAATTAAAAGCTACAGGTTCTACTCTAATATTTCCTAGATCATAATCATTGATAACATCATCATCAACATTTGAAAAGAAAAATATTCCTTTGTTGCCAACTTTTTCGATGGTTTCAAGACGATAACCTAAAACTTTCAAAGCTGCAGCAAGCACGATGTCTTGCGTTTCTATTGTCCGTTTTGCCATGTTGTTTCTATCCTCTTATTAAAAATACGGGTTGAGATCGAAACTATTTATGATAAAACAAACTTTAAAACGCTAAAATCATTGCTCTTCCTACTGTTGCTGCTACAAATGTTATAAGTATAGTTGATGAATCTATGATTTTAACGCTTTCTGGGATTATCTGCTCCCATGATGCATCATACACCGTGACTTGTGCTCGTGTAGATGATAGCGGGTGATTAATCATCCACGACATTTGTGGAGTAAGTTGAACATGTTCATAACCTTTAGCTAAACCAGATGATTCTGCATCAACTTTAGTATTTAGCGCTTCCAGCGCTTCTTGAACATTGGAAGCACCTGGAAGTGAAGTTATTGAAAGAATATCTATATCAGTAGCTTTGTGCCGAAGTGGTGCTGATCCTGCGATATGAGCATCAAAATCATTTTTAAGTGCAGCAACATCTACACCATTTAGCAATCCACCAAGTGTAAAGTTTTGTGTGGCAATTAAATTGCCATTTTTATCGACACGAAAAACTGGAGTAGTACCAAATGTTCTTCTGACTGTAATTAAATCAACTATAGGAGTGACGCCTAAATCTGGCTCTATCTTCAATGCTGTTTGTGCACCATTTTTAGGGGAGATAACCCAGTGATCACTGTCTTGAACAACTGACTCAATAATTGTTGAACTTCCAAGAACCTCTAGATCACCAGTAATTGTAACCTTACCTGTCTCAGCATCTACCTTAAAGAATAGATTATCATCAGTATCATCCTTTAGAACAAAATCTTTACCAAGAGTCAACTTAATGACGGCTTCACCGTTGACAGCATTAGTTAAGTCATAAATTCTTTGTAGTGATAGCCTACTGCTACCACTTGGTGCTGTTGATGCACCATCATCAAATAATAGCCCACGACCATTTACTGTCCATGTATCATGAGAAGTACCGCCAGCATTAATAATGGACCCATCTAACATGTGCCCAAATATACCATCATTTTCTAAAATAATTAGTTTAACGGGCTGAATTGTCATCATAATCGTAAGAAAAAATTATTTTAAGAATGAAGTCTGACAGGCGGAAAAAGATGCATGTAAATGGACTGACGATCGTATACGAATCCTATTTGCTGAGATACCCCTGTAATTGGTGGGTTAAGCGTTACTTCTCCAGATGGCCCACAGAAAAGTGGTTTGTTAATTTGCGAATCATCCCAGTTCCATTGTTCATTTCGAACTACACCGCTTGTAATTACGTGTCCAACATCATCAGCATAGAGATTATCAACAACAATACCACTTACAAAATTAAACTCATTGTTACACGATGCGAGTACAATCTTTCTGTTACCAGTCATTGAGACTAAGTAAAATGCTGGAATAGATTCTTCAGCCTGTGCTATAGAGATCGCCGAGTCAAATTTTACGTTTAACCCAGAATAGTTAGATACAACCAGAACAGTTTCAGTCGTTACGAATTTAGAATTTCTTCCTTGCCGTAGCGGTTGACCATTTGCCGCCGAGAACATAATTGGCCCTGAGACGCAATCATCAATTGTTAGGCCAGGATATGTGCCAACATCTAATCCTACTTGAGAGCCATTAACCCACTTAGAATTGCTATAAACATTTAGTGGGTATGGGGGATAGAAATTACCACCCTCATATTTTGCAGCAAACACCCGAATTACATCGCGCCAATGTGGGACTGGAGATGTTGCATCATAAACCTTCATAGTTTTGACACTCATATCGAACCAGTGCGCACCATTAGTGATAGATCCAGTAGGAGCGTCTCCTATGATTGGAGAAATATTTGTCCAACCAAATGTTCTAGCTCCTGTATTTAGGTTAATGTCCCAGTACAACCACTTTGCTTCAGTAGTCGTCATTAGAGGACCATTATTTGGCCCACCACCACCCCAAGCAGAAACAACTGTTGTGTTTTCTTCAAAAAGATAATTTGCATCATAATGCGCAAATGTAACTTTCACAGGGCGGGTAAACGAGTTACTTATGACAAGATCAACAGTATCTCCTGCTGATGTAGTTTTCTGCAGGAACGGAGGCCCTGCTAAAAATGTAGGAGCTAAAATACCCTGTCGAAAGCTAATGTTCTTCATACTTTACATTATGATACTGAAATTGTTAGTGTGTAAGTAATAACTAACTCGCGGTTTGCTGTCTTTAAGATCGGTGAAAAGATAATATGTGTCAACAACAAATTATCAAACGTGAAAAGCCCAAGTTCATCAAATGCATATTGAGCATTTGGATCAGGGTCACCAGGAGAGTCAGTGAGGTCTTGACCTGATGGTTCGCCAGCAGCAATAGTTGCAGTAACAATTACTACTGTTGTTTCACTTGGTGCTGGACTTTCTTGATATGTGACCGAGTTCTCGCTTGGTGTTGATGCAATTGATTCATCAACCTGCTCTTCATATGTTGGAGACCAAAGATCAGCTGTAGCTCCAGTTACGTTAGGTGCAAGATAAGTAATCTCATTTGATGAGTTAATAGTTGAACCACCATTACCAAGCTTAATCTTAAAAATCTGATGTTTTCCAATGTTATATGTAGTATCTGGTGGCTCATTAGAAAGCCCACGGGCAATTGCAATTGCCATGTTTTTATTATGGACAGCATTGTTCTTATCTAACAACACCTCACCAGTGTGCTTGTCAACAATACGAACGTGACCTTTTACTTTGATAGCTGCTTCAGTAGTCATTGGATCTCCAATTTTTAGCTCATTGCACTTAATTGTTAGGTATTTATTATATCAAGTAATTCTAAGCCTAAAAGGCGCGGTGAATCCTGATGGAAGTGTAAATGAAAATGATTGTAAGCTTATAGCAGATGGAAACTGTTGAAATGGCATCATGTTTGGAATAGGTGAAGCATAAACACCTGGGTTATTAACTGACTCAACAATCAGAGTAGGTGTTACAGGTGGGCCATTATGAGTGATAAGATATTCATCAGCATTCTGTGTAATCAATAAGCCTTCCAAAGGAACTTTTGTAAAATCATACATCTTACTAACACGATTAACTTGATTTTCTGTGACAGTAATTGTTCCTGTAAGGCTTGAAAATGGTGTAATAAGAACATGATTTGGATCCAAGTAGTTGACTGTATATGCACTTGGGTTAACTATGTTGTTAGTTCCGTCTCTAACAGTAACAGAGACATTCAAGGTATTTAGATTGTGCGTTACTAAAATAGGGTTATCACCTGGAACCCATGAAAATGTGAACACCGGTGCAGCTAGCTTTTCTACAAGTGTAAAATCTTCTAAAAATTGCGTACCTGTTGTTTCAGTAGATTCTTCAGAAACAAATGTTCCTAATGATCCATTAATTGGGTGTGGCAGGATTATTTGCGCATTTTCATCATACTCGTATACCCCAGGCGCTATTTCGATGGCATGCTGAATGATTGCTGAATATCGTTGATCGTAATCGAATATATCATATGGCATTTCATCATAGCCAAAAACGATAGGAAGCGCGCCACCTTCGATTAGTGTGATATTCAACGTGTCATCAAGAGCAAGATTACCAACAACATTAATTCCTGAGATATTCTCAAATGAGAACAACACAGGTATGTTGTCAAATAAATTCAACCGTACGCGAGCGTATGCGCGCAGATTCTCTGTTACCTTTACTCTAATATTTTGCCCATAAGAAGCATCAGGTTGAAATCTGAACGCAAATTTAGTATTAAACGGAACGTAGTTCTTAAAAAAGTTTTTATCAAATATAATGGTTGCAGAACCATTCCTGTTAGTGCACTGATATCGAGGTTGCTCGATTGTAAATACCTTGACTGTTGGATCAGAACAAAGATATGCTTCAATTTGAGTAGTAAGGTCAGGAAAATGAGCAGTCTTCCCATCATATAGAGATGCTGGGGAAGTTGGCCTATCGAAATAACGAAACTCAAGTGGAATCCAGTCATTTACTGAAGCAAGTTCTGGGTAAATCTTACCAGCATCATTAATTCTAAAGCGCATCACATCTAACAACGCTTTGTCAATTATGATGCGATCTCCATCATTTACACCATTTTTAAAAATGACAGAACCATAGCTGTGATACAGTGGGAAATATTCCTCATTGTACAACCACGGAACAGTAATGTCTTCTATACCAGTATCATATCGAGGAATTTCATAGTTAAGCTCATCATACCATCCTTCGGCAGCATAGGTATACTCTGGTGCAAGATATACTCTAATTGTGTCACCAGCTTGATACTCGAACTCTCCAGGAATATAGTCAATTTTGAATGAACAGAACTCATCTTCCCATACTTCATTCAATGTTAGAACTTTTCTATATCCATAAATGTTGTTTACAACTGTTGCATACTTAACAACAGTATTTGGTTTAACTGGAGGTTGGAACGTAATCGTATACACTGATGGTTCAGCAATAGAATGTACATCTTTTATCTTTGTGAACAACAATGATGTTGTTTCAGAACCACCAACAGCTACAAATAAACCATTTCCATACGCGATAGAGTTATATGAATTCCCTTTATAACGCGTCCAGGAAATGCCACCATCTTCTGATGAAGCAATAAAACCATCTGGTCCAACGGCAACGAATTTTCCATTACCATATGAAACTGAAGTCAAAATTCCAGTATCTCGCTCAACTGGATTATCCCAAGTATTAGCTACACGTGTCCATGTTAATCCACCATCGGTTGAGCGAATAATAACTCCATTGCTGCCAACTATAATAAAGGTGTTAAGATCTTTGACATAAATGATGTCATTAAAATCTACGCTTTGTTGCTGGAGTGTTCCTAGCACAGATAAACCAAATGAAACCGGTGTCCAATTAATTCTATCATTAGAACGAAGAATCGTACCTTTATTACCAACAGCAATTATCGCATCATTAGACCATGCAATACCATTTAAGCTATCATGTGTACCACTTAATCTCTTTACCCACCCAAACCCAGTTGTAGATGTAAGGATTGTTCCATCATCTCCAACAGCTATAATACAGTTTTTTAAACTTAAACTATATGACACTATTACAGTCTCACCAACAGTAAATGGAATAGTAGCTGTTGGCGGAAAATTTGGGTCATAGAGATAAATTACATCAGTGTTGGTATCATACCAGAAAGGAACAGTTTCTTCCTGTGGAACTCCACCAACAACTTTCCAGATTGATATACCTGACGGGTCTAGTTCATTACCACTGTTCAACACAATAGAAGCATTATCAAGTTTGTCATTCGCTGTTTGCGTAATAACAATTGGTCCGCTGTTAGTTTTTGACACTAGAAAATTAGGAATAACTGTAGACGCGTGCAGAGTAGAATTAACCCCAGTTGCTTGACGAACCCAGTGTTCACCGTCGGATGATGTAGCAATTAGCCCATTTTCGCCAACGATAACAATTAGTTCACCTGGAGGTGGTGGAACAACTTCTTGATACCACGTGTTCCCATCAGGTGATGAACCAACTATAGAATCTTTACCAGCTACGTAAAATGCACCATTAAATGAAATAGATGTTAAGATTTGCGCGTTAGAAACTACTTGGCGCCATGTCCTATCATTTCCATCTGGTGACACCGAAACAGTAGCACGATAGATGCTCGCGAAGTATTTCAGTTTGGGGATCTTAAAACCAATCTTTCCGTTCCAATACCATTCCCCAATCTTTGCATTAGGTTGCCAGCCTGAAACGCTTCCATATACTAGAAAGTTTTCTACACGATCTCCAACAGTGAAGTTAAATGTGTCACCTTGGAAAAATCCTTCAATTGTAGGAATAATAGTGAAGTGAATATCATCGTTCTTGAATGAGCAACCATCCTTAAGATCAATATTTTCAATAGTATAAGGATTAACGCTGTCTATCTTAGAAAGATTGTATGTTCCATCTCCATTAAACGTAATGGACCATGATGATGGAATACTTACCCTATCAAGAGAACGGGTGTGAATTTCTAATGCAGGTTGATACAGCCGTGATGGTGAACCTGCTCCAGGCATAAATGATGGTTTAGACTGTACAACGATAGGGTTTGTTTTAATAATCGACCAAACTTCTTGTGGTGCGTCTTCGGCAACTGTGATCTTATGATATGGCGTTAAAACAAACGTGTCACCAATAATAAGTAGATGATCAGTTTGACCTGGTGCTGGTTCAAAGTCGAATTTTAACAGTGGGTGATTAAATGTAGTTCTAAATTGTGATGTTCCAATTAAGCCATTATATTTGCCTCTAACCTCGACAATACCATTAACATCATCTATGCACGTGAGAGTCCATTCATCATAAGCACCACGCTCTATGTTACGAATGCATGCGGCAGCTTTAATTACGTCTTGATATAATAAAATGCCGGTACTTTCAGCAAAAGCTGGTATACTGGAAACGTTTTGTTCAATCCAACGCTGATTGGGACGTGTTTCAAACGTGTAAACACCATGACTTAGGAAATAGTCAAATGATTCTTGTTGGTGTTCACCATTCTTACGAACATTTGTTACGCTTGGACCATCCCATCTTCGTGGGTTAAATGCTCTACCGCCATGATTTTCAATTCCAGGAATCTGTAAATCATCATTTTCACCAGCAATGAATGTTTCTTGACTAACATGGCTTAAAAACTTATGTACAGATGTAAATGGTACTTGCCATTGTGTTCTATTACCATCAGATATCAGTTCTTTCCACCAGGAATTTGAACGACGTGTTCTTACTCCTGGATATGGTGATGATGATTCAAGAAGATCAGCTCCTAGAAATGCTAAAAGTTGATGATTTTCTGTAATTTTTACGTTTACATCATCATTGATTTCATATCGTTCTTCAATTTCTGAAAGCTTAGTGTGGTATGGTTTTACGTCTAAAACGTAATTATTCAGAGCATCAGTATGCCCATTTGCTACGACAAGATAATGGCTTTTAGTAGAGTTCATCTTGTTGCTCCACTTGTGTTGCTTGGACAATTGTTGTAGATGAACTTACAGTAATATATGATGTCTTGAAAATGTCGCTAAACTCAAAATTGTTAGCAAGCGCATCATCTAGAACTGCAAAGAAGATTTCATTAACTTGACTTGCTCTAGCAGTTTTGTAAATTATGCTCATTGTTTCACGTGCTTTTTCAGGTGTTGCAAACCATTCACTAGACTTAGAGAAGTCCAGTGCAGTTATATAGTCAGTAATAACTTTATTTCCAACACGCAATGTACATTGTGTATTCAAGATAGTATTAATAATAGATTTCTTTACTAGCTCCGTATCAGCAAAAATTTGACCTTTACCAAAACCAAACCGAGTACGTGTACCATTTCGATTATCATAGTCAATTCGTGCTTGAGATGGAACTGGATTTCCACCTGCATCAATTCCAGAAACAGCAGCAGTAATTAACTCCCATAATTGAGCTGGAATTTTATTTCGTTGGCTCTTTCTGATAAGTTTCCACTCACTGTGCGTGTTCTTTAAATTAATTTCTTCTGGGTCATCCCTTAATGTAAAGTCTCTTACAAAGCGCAGTTTGAACGCAGAGTCCTTAGTAACAAACGCGCTCAATCCAGCAATAGCACAGGAATCAAACTTAGCAGGATATTTTTTATCGTTAGAAGGCAAAGCGCGTACAAAGATAGTATACGTGCTTGGACCAACTGTTAGAATATCTTGTGCTTGAGCTAGCGACATTGTCTTGTTTACTTGAGGAATTGTCTTATCTTGTACCCAGAAATAATACTTAGCCGCTGTAATATTACCATCAGCATCACGCTGTTGAATTACTGTGTACTGGTAATCCAACTTGTACTGTGTTTGAATGGTATAGTCTTCAGCTACATCAGGATCAAATTCTAGTTCTTTACTTGATGGAACATAAGCTCGGTATAGAACTAAAACGCTTGAACCTTCCTGTGGAGTATTTACAATCTGAAGTAGATATCCCGAAATGACATATCCGCTTGGATTAACCTGAATTCCATTTACGTAGACAGATACACGGTTATTGTCAATTTCTTCTGGAAGAACAAACAAGATAGGATCTACACCATTAGATATTTTATTAAGACGCAGATCATTAAGTAACTTCCACTCTGTCCAACTTACAGTATAACGAGCTATACTTTCGCCAGTTCTTAAAACTAGTGTATTAATGGGGTTGTACATTTCACTAATTATTGAAGAAGTGGCAGAAACTATTTGCTCGTCACCAACATAAGGCTTCCACATGTTAAACGGAGGCACTAAATCAGAATCCAGTTCTTTCTGAGTTGGAGTTTCCCAGGTTTTCCACTCATATTCAGATTCTGAATAATCAATATCATTTTTATCATTTATGAAAATATCATCTGGTAGAGGAATTATCTCTTCAAATGAAATACCTTCACGAATATAAATGTCCTGCTCACCATTAACTATTGAATCAATAATTTCCTCACTAGTCAGTGGGGTGTTGCCGAATATCGCTCTTTTGATTCTAACTGATAATCCAAAAGTTTCAAATTTCACGATAAGCAAGTTATCATTTACAGCATCAGTAGAAACCCAATCATTAACTTGTGTATCTTCATAATTTCCTAGAGCATCAGACATTCTTAGCGCAAATACTCCAGCAGAAATAGTTTTCTTAGAAAGCTTAATCGCTCCAATTTTTGAACCAAATGCTGGGATTTTAAGTGGCTCTAGTTCAATTGACGCAAGTTTAGTTCCACTTGGAACAATCATAGGTTGATCAAGAAGAACACTTGAGCCAATAACATATTGTATATTATCAACAATTTTGACCTCACCTACTGGCTTATTATTTTTCCAACCTCCAAAATGACGGTCAGCTACTAGTGTTTGATCTTTACAACGACCTTTATCAGCAACTAACAGATTACCAGAAACAAATACTTTTATTAATGTAGACCCAAATGATGGGTGCGCATTAGAATTTCCAACACCAGCTTTTGACCACGCAATAGGCTTTCTTTTGATAATGCGATCACGTTTATAGTATTTTTTCAGAGCGGCACGCCCTGATGCCTTTAATCTTGGGTCAATTTCAGCACTACCTTCTTGTTTAGCAGCAAGATCATCATATTTAGCTGGGTGAACAGGACTTTCAACCCATTCATATAGATCAATAGAAGCCCAATCAGCTAGCAGACCCCAGCGCTGTAATCGTGCATCTCTGTTTGGGAAAATTTTTGCATCATAGTACGGGATATAGCCAAGATTTGCAGTATTCCACCAAACTCGTCCAACCTCGCGTTGAGCCCATGGTTTTAAAGTATGATAATTTTCATTGTTAGTTGTTTGCATTGAGTAGTTATATCTAGCAGGGTCAGCATGTGAAATAATATCAACTACTTCCAGCGGTGCTTGTGCGTGTATACCGATAGCTGGATGCCATAATGAAATATCATCAATTAGAATTGAGTCTTTATAGTTAATTAGCTTTATTGGTGAAAGCTTAGTAGGATTAATCCACGTAAAGCCTGTTACTTTGTATGTTCCTGGACCATCAACTTTAATAAGGCTAGCGTTTATAACTTTACAGTTAAACGGACCAGTGACAGAAGGCTCAACACCATCACCATTGTGATAAATGTTGGATAAGCGAATATAAGCTGGAAATGTGTTTGACGCATCTACAACAACAGTCTCAGAAATTCGTTCTGCTTCAAAATACAAGCCTTTGCCCAAGTCATTAATGCTAAACCAGCGCGTATCATCACCACTTTCTATGTGGGTAAACAGTGGCATTAAGTCAACACCATCACCATTTGTATAGAACTGAAGTCTAAGATACTTCTGAGTTGTATCTGTTGGTTCAATCTTAAGCTCAGGAGATGACTTTTCTCGAGCATCTCCATACTCAGCTATCTTATATGCCCAGTACTCATCCACCGAGGCATCATTAAACTTCTTGTAATTGACGAATGCATCAATCGTCATGTTAGTTCCTTTGGCTTGGATTAGGCCACGCCAAAAATTAAACTGTGTAGAATTGTTAACATCGATTTTGTCAAAATAGGACTTCTTACTATAGCCAAGAAGCGCAAGCGCGTGTTCTGCAGTTGTAGGTTCATAGAAAGTTTTGGCTGCATCATAATAAGATGCAGAAGCATCAACAGATGACATTAGGTTTCTACGAACATTATTACCACTTAAGAAAAAGCCTTCAAATGTCGGTTTGCCATTTGGCTCTTCTTGTCGAATATAGTTTAAGTACGCAGTTTTAATTCGCGCGCTGGTAAATGGATCAAACAGCGTAGCTGCCCCATTCTCATCACTGAACTTCTTATTGAATAGAATAGCGTGCTCATATTCATCAATAAACACGTGTGCAGAAAAGATCGGCGTGTTAGTGTAAGTTACTGCATACTCATCTGTTCTGATTACGTGTAGTTTATCAACTGGAATTAGCGCACCAGTCACATCATAAGCGCCTTGTGCTGAGTATGCATCAATGAATACTCTGTCACTGTAACGCGCCATTAAACCATATGGTGTGATTAGAGTCAAATTTTCCATGAATGGGTTAAGAATATGGGCATCCCCAGCATTCATGCCCTTGTATACACGGTCAATAAATTTCTCAATTTCAAGCTGCCAATCCAGATTGCGTCCTGTTTCTTCATCAGTAACTGGCATCCCCTCTGAATAAATTCTCCATCCAAGATCATGCAATCTATCAACATAACCAAAGATGAAATTAATAACGTTTTGCAGCCCAGTAATGATCTGTGGAGTTGTTACTGTTTCAATTGACAACTTTTCGGTATAGCGTTTCCATTCAAGGGGTGTTGTTATCTTACTTAGTGCGTTAAATGTTAAGTATTCACCGCTTGTGTTTAACACGTATTTTTCAATAGTCGGGTTTTGATTGCTATAACTTTCAATTCTAAATACCCAATCACTTGCATCAGTTTTTGGTGCTTGATACCCATATTGATTTATAACTCGTGAGCCCATGGATACTAACTGCACACGAAGGCCAGTAATCCATAGACTGTCATTATTAGAGTTCTTTTTCAATAGAAGATTATACGATGTTGTTGGTAGTAATCCAAGAGTTGTATTAATGCTTAAAGTATCTTGACGTATTAGAGCACCAATGCGATGCGCAAGCTTAAGCTGCCAATTTCTGTATGCTTGTGTGGCAGAAGAGAATTCTGTGTCAATAAAGCTAAAGCGCAGCAGGTTTGTGAACCACTGACCAAGTCCTTTGAACTTTTTAACAGTAGCTGCAACATGTGTAAATTTAGTTGGAACAGGTTTCATCGGTTGTGTAGGATGAACAACAGCTGCACCATCTGCAACGCATCCTTCACAAAAATCATTAATGATTAGACTTGGGTCAACATAATTTGGGCTATCTACATCGACCACGTCGTCATAGAGATTGATAATAAGTTTTTCACCAAGTTCAAAAGGAATTCCCAGATCATCAATGGTTACATTGTTAAAACTAACACCATCAGTTACAATGCTAAATGGTAAACCCTCTTCAACATACGCTTTTAGTTGTCCATTTATAAACAAGCTAAAAATAGTTAAATTATCTTCAACATGGCTAACTTCAAAAATTATCTCACGTGTTTTATCATTAGGGTTAACAGCATTAATGGTTCCTTTAATTCTTTGTTGAACTTCATCAGAGGTGTAAGTGTTGATAATGTTTAATCGTTCACCATGCATTAAGAATGAAGTGTGTGGCTGAAGAGCAGATAGGTTTCTTTCGAGCCGCGCGCCACCAGGATATGCTGTAACGAATGTATCTCCCCATGACTTACTTAAAAACTCAAGTGGTTGGAGTCTAAACGCAGTGCGGGCGAGACCGTATAGGTATTCTAAAGATTTCTTCCATACTATTTCAACAGGTCCATTATCACCAAACCTATATACATCAGAAATTCCTGATGGTATATAAGTTAAAAGAGCTTCTGAAGAAGCACTTTCCAGTGGTGAAACATATGGTGGAAGAACTGCATCATTGTAAATGTTAACGCATAGCTTGAGAGATGGATTAGCAGCCTTGATATCTGCCCACATCTGTTGTTTCCACATGCGCACCTGTTCAATTGTTACAGGTGTAACGTTAGGAATAATAGTGCCTGATGTGGTAATTACCCACACTGTATTTGCCCTAGTGTCACCTTCAAGGCAACCAACTGTTAAACCTTCAGCTAAAATGTCAGATGAACGTGTCCAGCTACTTGCAGCAGCTATGTAAATTCCATTCATTTCAGGTAGTGTCTGTGCTATCAGTAGAATACGATCACCGTTAGCAACTTGTATTCCATCAATAACTGGAAAACCTGCCAATGTAGGCACATTTTGCCATGCAACAACACGAACAGGAGTTGCAATATTATTTGTTCCACTTACTGTGCTTGCATAAAGAGCATCCCATGTGGGTGGTTTAATAGCAAA